TCAGACATGAGGACACCTCGCAGCTATAGCCAAAATAACGGTGAAGATCAGAAGAAACAGGCCGGAACCAGCCAGCATATACAGTACCGCTTTGTCGTCATCGTTCAGCTTCATTTGTACTTTTCCCCCTTTTCGAATATCAGGTACGGATACTCGATGTTCACCCGGCACAGGTCCAGAACGGATCCGCATTTCAGTTTGATCTTCTTCCTCGAGCACTGCTTCTCGGTGAGGGTAATGTCACAGGACCCGGCCCGGGCGATCTCCCTGTTGAGATTGCCGGCGCCACCGTTGTAGGAGCGGAAGGCGTAATACCAGCCTTCACACCGCCCCGTCTGGTAAAGATGCCTGTCATAGAGAATGAGGGCCCGGATGTTCCACCGCGGGTCGTAGGGATTCGGTTTGACGGAGATCTCCTGGAGGGCGTCTTCCTTCTCGTGGATCCAGGATGCCGTCCCCGGCATGAACTGGCCGAGGCCCATCCCGCCGTCAAAGGCCGTCACCCCTTCACGACAGCGGCTCTCCTGCTCGATCTGCCCCATGAAGTAGTGATAGGGCGCATCGTTTCCGATGAACACCCTTGCCTCTCTGATCACCTGCCGCTTATATTTCAGGCAGCGGTTGACCGTTTGCCCGTCACAGTCCCAGGGTAAGACCGAGAATGATAGAAGCGTAAAGCATACCGCGAAAAATAAGAATCGAGCGCCTGCTTTCATCCGTTATCCCCTCCTGTTCGATCTTCCCGAAGATGTACTTGTAGCCGACGACCCATATAAACTCCGCAAGGATGAACCCTGTGAGAATCAGGCAACACTTGTAGAGCATGGTTTCGATCATTTCCGGTTTGAGGATCCATACGAGCCCGAAGACGCCGAGCAAGGGGATACCGAACCTCAGCAGATACTTTATAAGGGTATTGCCGGATACCGGTGATACGGGAATACTGCCCGCCCGGTCCCTCAACTTGCCGTAAAGCTCCTCGGTCTCCTTGACCGCCTTCTCCCTGCCCTTGAGGTACCACCTGTTGACCCATGCCGCGATCGTAGGATTGCGGACAGCAAAGAGAATGGCGATGAACGCCCCGAGAAGAAACATAAAGATGTGTGTGAACCAAAGCATATTAGCCCTCCTTGTTGACCTTTACGCGACACCTCGCGCATTTCCAGTCGGTGTCATTGATGATGCCGCCGACCGCCTTGATGTGCTTCTGAATCATGTCCTCGCCCTTCGGAGTGGGTAACGTCTCGCCGCCTTCCTTCCTCCACCGCCCACAATGCCCCGCGCACTTATAATAGATTGCCCCATGATTAATCGCCCTCCATTATGTCCTGCAGTTCTTCCTTGAGATTGCCGATTGGGATGTTGAAGTGTGCCGCGATAGCGATAACGAGCTTCCGTGTCGTTCGTGAGCTTTGTAGCAGGGTGTCCATGCGGTCATCCCCGTCTTTGAGCCGTTTCTCAATATCGGCGTGAAGGGGGCATTTACCGTTGCCATTCCCATTCCCGTTCGCCTTCGGCTTGACGGTTACGGACGATACGAATTTCAGGGCGACGCCGCCCCCTGTCACAACGCAGGTACTGAGAAAAGCTGCCGTTGGTATGTCCATTTGCCGCCACCTCCATAATGTGGTATGTACTTCCTTGCGGTGGTAGCGATTCGTCGCCCTCTCTGACCAGAGGCTTTACGGGAGCCCTAACTCCCTATGAAGTGCCGCCGCGCTCCTTTTACTACTGCAACAACCTTTTCGCCTCGTCCCTCTCTAACCGGAGGCCATATTTCTCACAGAGAAACCCCGCATACTTTTCAAGGGCGCCGGGGCTGTATTCAAGCTGCTTCCTGTATGCCTGCACCTCGCACCAGAGCGTGTATCTGTCGAGACGTCCATAGGCAAGGCAATGGAAGAGGCTGAACATCCAGAACTGCCGGACGTGCTCCTTTTCGTGCTGGAGGAGGCCGGTATCGTCTTTGTACTCGGGTCTGATCTTGATAAACCAGAACCTTGCGGTACCGGCGAAGCCCTCGGGGATGTCGTTGGTATAGGTGACCCTGTACAACATTCCTACCTCTGAAAGACTCTCGGGACGCTCGGGCGCCCGATGCGGCTGTTCCTGCGTACCAGCGTGTAGGTGTAGCCATTTGTGTCATTGTAATTGAACCCCGATTCAATGGACGCCCAGTTCTGATCTCCCGCGCCGTTGTGGATGGTGACACCCGCAACTGAGGGCGTGAGGATTTGCTTGCCAACCATGTCATCGACAACCAAGCTCGTTTGAGCATCTGCGGCGTACACCTTATATTTGGTTGTGGCGATTGCGGTAAAGTACCGTGAGTAAGTGCCCGCCGCCGCGACATAAGCCATTCCAACTCCACCCATTTCTACTTGATGGTTTGCCCCGCCAGCGATGCTATTGATTTTATATCCTTGCAAATAGCACCCTCCGACTGTAGGAGTTACGGAGTTATCCAGCAAATATCCACTTCCACCGCCTCCCGTCCATGTGGCGACACCGCCAGCAATCACCCAATTTGCGGCCCCTACTCCTGATGGAGTCCAGTTGGAACCATCGGCAAAATCGGCGTTTAACAGATTGGACCCATAGGTTTCTCCCGTCCCCGGCAATTTAATAAAACCGACCACTTTCTTGCCCGTGCTGTTGCTCGTTACGGTGAGTATCGCATCGGGATAGTTCAGGAACGGCCCGGACGCATCGAAAAATGCGAAACCAGGGGCAACGGACAACCTCGTATTCGCACGGCTGACAGAACCGGAAGGCATCACGCACCTCCTGTATTATTCGTCATGGGCATGCGTCTTAGAACAGACATGTCACTTTCACCGTGGACGCCGACCCTGACACCCGATCCACGCACCGGAAGCCGCTCACCGCATTTTCTCCAAAGACAAGGAGCGAATCACCCGCCAGCAGCTTGTGCCCGTAGAACCCCGGCGTCTGACTCGGGTAGGTCCCATCAAAGGTCACCTGCACGTCGTTGCTCTCGACCGTGACGAGCATGGCCTTTGCCGCCGAACCTTCGTGTGCCGTCCCCCCGAGGTATGCCACAGAGTTGGCCGCGATCGTGGCGACGTTGCTGTTACCTTCGACGTTCAGATTCTCGCTCTGGAACGTTCCGACCTGACATTTCAGGATGAGGATACCGGCCGCATCGCCGCCCGCGTCGGTCCCGGCATCTATGGTCCTCGACACGATGACACCCGTCGCGCCGGACGTGGCCCCGACGATGGTGTCCCCCGCCTTCATGACGTAGGTGCCGCCCGAGGTATAGCGGAGAGCTTTCAGTATATATGACTTGACGTTGGTGCCTATCGCCGTCACGGTGTTGCCGGGGACGATCTTCTGATGCGTCAGGGGTACGCCGTATGATAAATCGAATTTGTTCATGTCTCCCTTCCTCCTTCGGTTATTGGCAAAACAAAAAGCCTCCCGGTTTGATACCGAGAGGCTCTGCGTGTCGGCTACAATCCGCGGCGGGTCATCTCTGAGCGGCCGCGGAAGCTATATAATAATTTTATTATATCCTCATGCTGTCATCCTTGCAATCACCTGCGCGCCATTTCCTTCTTCGTGGGTTTCGCCATTTTCAGCGCCTGGTTCCTGATCGACGTATGGGTGATGAGCGGGACCCCGGGCCTGAGCTTCTTGTCTATGACCTCGTTGTTATAGTCGTGGACCTTCGCCCATATCTTCTTCTGCCAGTCCTTTGAAGGGTTCTCCTCCGCGAAGTACGCCCGGAACTCCTCGTATATACGGTTGCGCCTGTCGGTGTAGCGCCCCTCCAGCTTCTTTGATTCAAAGTCTCTTTCGGACAATACCGCCTGCCGTGATCCGCGGAACCCGACAACCCTTGCGGCGGTCTCGCCCGCCGATGGGGTAAGGGGCCTGCCTTCCTCGTCCCAAACCCTGTTCCCCTTCTCGCTGACAATACCCGTGGTCGCTTCCCGGACCGCCCTCAGGGGATTGGCAAGCCCGGTAGGGAGGAGCTTCTCAGCGGCCCTTCCCGGCTGTCCTGTGCCGACATACTGGCCTGCCTTGATCCCTTCATCGATGAGCCCGCCTATTGGACCCAGCAGTTCGATGAGGCTTTTCGGTATGCCGACACCCACTGACAGCGACCCCGATATGTCGACCCCGGCAAGCCCTGTAAGACCGTGGCGCCCTGCCCTTTCGGCGGTGTCCCCGAGGTATTCCCGGACCATGTCCCAGAACCACTTCTCGGGGTCGTCGGATACCCCGAGCGCCTTGAGCATGCCGCCGAAGATGGCCATGATGTTCTCCCGGAAGGGAAAGACCGTGGCCCCGGCAAGGATGACCGGTGACATGATCGCCCAGGTGAAGGCCTTAATGTTGCGCTTCCCGGACCCGGCCATGTTCTCCGTCTTCATGAGGTCGGTAAGCATCTGGACGTAGTTGTGGCCGAACTTTCCGTAGGTGTACATGGCCTGGCCGATCTTCGAGCCGATGTTGTCCCCTGTGGCCCACGAAGGGAGCGTCCCCTTTCCGTAGACGCCGTGGGCGCGGTTCGAGGCCTCGTGCGCCCTCTGCGTGGCCTCCTCGACGGAATAGCCCTGCTTACGGGCAAGCCTGAAAGCCGCGAGCATCGTCGTCCCGCGGTTCCACTGCTCACTCTTGCCAAAGAGGTACATGGACGCACCCATGACCTTGTTCCAGAGCTGTCCGTGAAGCTTCTGCATCTTCGCCATGGCATCCCGGGTGTACTGGGGATCGTCGTAGCCCTCCTTGCGCATATTTTCAAGGAAGGCCTGTTCCTCGTCGTTGCCGCCCTCCTTCCCGGCCATGAACTTCGCATAGTCCTTCCCGGCGACAGACAGGTACTGGCCGATCTTCGCGAAGCCCGCCTTGCCGTCGACCGCATACTGGTGGATTGCGGGAGGGGCCGTGGTAGCGATCGCCGTGAGGTTGACACCCAGGGAGCGCAGGTTGAAGCCGAGGAACTTGAACGTGGCGATACTCTTTGCCAGACCGAAAGCCCTGTCCACCGCCTCGATGTTTCGGAGGTTCTCCCGGATATACGACTGCATCTGACGGTGGTAATCGGGCTCTTTCGCAGGGTCCAGCTTCTGAAACTCCTCCATGGCTTCGCGGGCGATCTCCGACTTCGAAAGGCCCCCGGAGAGGCTCGTCGTGTACCGCATGAACCTTTCCATCGGGTCGGTGATGTATCCGGTGACGAGCTGCTTGCCGCGGTGGATCATCGTCTGCCTGTAGCCGCGGGCCCTTATAGTATCGGCCACCATCTGGATGATCTCGTCGTTCATCTGCGCGGCGACTGTCGGGTCCTTGATGTTCTTCAGGACGTTCTCGAGGAGGTTCGCCACCTCGACGGTCTTGATGTTCTGGTAGGTCGCCTCGGGGAGACGCGACAGCTTGTCGACCCGCGTCTTCCATCCTTCCCGTTGCATCTGGAGCTCGAGGGCCTTCATCTCCCGGGCGCTGCCGTGGGTACGGAAAAGCTCCTTCTTCTCGCCTTCGCCCCTGTTCGCCTGGAGGACGTAGTTGCCGTTCGGCCTGATCCTCGGAGCGTAGGAGCCGCGCCACTCGTCCATCATGGCGAGGGCCTCCTTGAGCTGGTCAAGGGTCGATTCATAACCGGGGATCTTGCCCTGCTTGCCTTCGTTGTCGGCAATGAGCTCCCTGATCTGCCTCTGCATGAGGTCAAGGGCATTGTCCCAGGAACCGCGCAGCCGCCTCCAGGCATGGACCACGTCCTCGGGTGTGTTCGTCTTCTTGAACCACTCCTCCATCTTCTCCGGGGTGATGTGGTAGATGTCGCCGTTGTCGATCGCCTTCTCGAGGAGTTTATATTCCTTCGAGGTCTTGCCGGCGATGATGTCGGTCAGGGAAAGGTCCTTCTTCCTCAGGGCGTCCAGCTCGTCAACTACGCTGCCTTCCTCTTTATTGTAGGCATCGATCAGGTCGTTGAAGTAGTGGTGATACCGCTCGGAGCGCTTGTCCGTGAAGATGTCGACGATCTTCCTGACGACGGGATGATTGATCCATTCAGGGGAGCCGAAGATCTCGCGCCATATCGGGGATTTGACCTTCTGGCCGATGGAGAACATGGCCGCCCGGGCCTCGTCATTGAACTTCGTCTTGAACACGGAGGCGGTGTCGTCGAGGGAAGGCTCGGAGGCCATGCGGAAGGCAATACCCTTTCCATCACCATCGGTCTTTTCCCCGCCCTTTTCCGAATACTCCCACCCCTTCCGGATCAGGTTCTTTATATCCGTGTCCGTCCACTTCAGGCGGAAGTTGAGCCGGCGCAGCGCGTCCCGGACAATGCCTATGATCCTCTGCATGACCGTGGGCTTTTCGCCGCTTTCTGCCATGTGTGCTATGAGCTCGCGCCCCGCTATATACCGATGGACCCTGTCTCCCAGGTCGAGCTCGTAGTCCTTGACTATCTTGTTCAGGAGGTCTGACCCTTCATAGGCATCGACGGCAGCCTGCATGACGTCATACTGCTCGTCCTCGCTGAGCACAGCCTCGACGCCCCTGTGGCCGATCACCTCGTGGATGAGGATAGCGTGAGCGTTCCGGACATCCTTGACGGAGTCAGCGACGATATACGTGGTGTCCGTGGTCCGGTCATAGGCGCCGTACACGGTGTCCTTGTCGGAAAGCTCGTACGCATCGACGCCGGGGATCTCCTTGACGGACTGAACCACCTTGACCTTGCCGATGTTCTTGAGTTTCTTGAGTAGAGGTTCGAGATAACCTTCGACCTTGTCGATGCTGTGACGGGGACGGTCAGGGGTCTCGATGACGGAGGAAGAGTCCTTAGAGGTGGTGAGCTTGAGAGAAGTCTCCCCTTCGGGTGTAGTCTTCTCCTGGGTATCCTGTTGTTCCTGGGATTCTTTTAACTGATGTTCGGCAGCCCGGGACCTCTGAGCGCTTTCAAGATCTCGGAATGATCTAATTTCACGCTCACCTGCTTCAACCCCGTGTCTTTCGCTGGCGATTCGTTGGACGTCGGAATCGGACCATTCAAGAGAGTCACGTTCGTTGAGGGCAGCTGATCCCTCGGGATCCTTTTTATAGGCTTTTGTTTGGTCATCATTATAAATATACTCCTCGTTTATGAATTTGTCAAACAATGCGTCGTCGTGGACAAGAGACTCGTCTCCTAACTCTATTTCGAACACATGAACCGGATCACGGAGATTCACCGAATTGTCCCAGAGGTCGAAGCCTACCCGGGGATTGCTCTTGTACTCCTCGTACAGGGCCTTGAACGTCGGCAGGCTGTAGCGGTATCCCTTTATGATGGCCTCGTCCGGGACATACCGCGGGGTCTTCTTCCCCTCAATCTTGTCCACGAGAAACCGTGCCACCGTGCGCGTCTTTGACGCCGCGGGATCGCTGCTCTCGATCAGGCCCACCTGGGCAGTTCCTCCGGCCTTCAGTGCCGCTTCGATTATTTTTCGGGCCTTCCCGAGATTCGTCAACTGTGAATCGTAGATGACGTGGTAACCCTCGTCGAGGGCCTTGTTGAGGAGAACGTTGGCGATCCTCGAGGCTTCCTCGTGATAGTCCGGGTCCTGCTCTTTGCCCGCCAGCCTTCTTACATCGTCAGCGTTGACGACGACATACTTCCCTTTGTTCTTGATGCCGGCCTCAATCGTCGTCGATTTGCCGCTCGCCGGAGGCCCGCCGGTGAGGTACACGTTTTGCGCCTCGCCCAGGTCTTTGGCCGGGACCTTGCCCTCGAGCTGTCTCTCGATGTAGACGCGCTCGACCATGTCGGGGTAGTCCTTCAAGACTTCGGACGGTACGCGCTTGCCTTCGGAGAGAGCTTTTTCGACCTCTCCCCAGTGTTTGACATCTATTTGCTTGGAGAAGTCCGAGGCTGTTGCCCGGTCTACATTCTTCTTAGCCCACTCTTCCCCATGTTGCCGGACGGCTTTCTCCCTTATGGCCTTTCGGTGTTCCTCCCGCGTCATCTGCCAGGGCTCTTTTTTGGTGTTTCCCGCTTGCCCTTCCAATGGCCTTGTCCAGTCTATTCCATTCTTTTCGAGAACACGCCTGGCGGCCTGCGTGGCATCCTTTTCCTCCATGCCATTGGCAGTAGCGTGTAGCTTTTCAAAGCGCGTCGGAGGTCTGATCTCCCCTTTCTCAACCTTCTCCCGGTACTCTTCCCTCAAGGCCTCGCGTTTTTCCACCAAGGCCTTGTCTTTCTCTGCTTGAGCCTTGACTAGCTTTTTCCTGGTATTACCTTCGGGAATGTTCTTGTGGAGGGCTGCTTCGCCGATGTCCTGTCTACTGGCGGCGTTGATGGCCAAGTAGGTTTCTTCGTCCATCACGGTGGGCTTCTCCCCCGACAGCCTATCCTTGAGCTGGTCCACGTCCTGCTTCTCAACCTCAAGGAGCCTCTCTCCCTTTTTCTCGGGGACCTTCATGGTCTTTTGTTCGTGCGGTTGATCGCCGGAAAGAGAAAACATGCCTGAGGTGTCGAACAATTCCCCGCCAGCTTCTTCTCCTCGGGGGGTCTGTGCTCGTTTCTCACCTTCGGTAGGGGTAGAGGCCGTCCCCTCTTCCACCGCTCTTCTGGCGTCGTCCAGTTCAGGGAATATCCCAAGTGACTGCCCCTCGTTGTCGACAGCCTCGTACAGGACCATATCGTCATCGCCGGTCCTTTCGATGATTGCTCCATTCGCGTGTGTGAGTATGGGTTCCCCGGGCATCGCGCCAGGCTCGTTCTCCCATCCTTCCGTGGGTCTCACGGGAGACGCGGAGACTGCTTCGATGGGCTCAGGCCTTAAAGCAGGGTGTAATCCTGAAGGTGTTTCTTCGGTGGGTTCTTCTACTTCTGGGACGAAGTAGTCGCGGTTTTCGGTTGTCTCTTGAGTATCTGCTTGAGGCTCACGATCCGTTCGTGTCTCTCTTTGATACGCTGCAACAACGTCTTCGATTTCTGACTCATTGTAGCCATCTCTTCTTAGATCCTCCCTGAGTTCCATTATATCATTATTCTGTTCTTTTACAAGCGTATTGTACTGATATTCCATCTCGGCGATCGTCGACGGTTCGCCGCGGCTCGCCCGCTGCAAGAGTTGGTACACCCAGTCATCAGTGTTCACGCCTTCCGGAGCCGGAGGTATCTGCCCGCTGCTCATAAGTTCTGAGGCAACATCGTCAAGGCTTCGGCCATCTTTTCGGAATATCCATCTCAGCCCCTTGTGCTGGAAGAAGTCTTCCTTAACGTTGTAGCCGCCCTTCTTTATCTTTGCAGAGGACAACCCGCCCATTGTCGTGATGACATGAAGGAGGTTTTTCGGCTTCGGCGCCACGACCTCTTTGGCTGCCGGTTTTGTGTACCGTATCGCCAGCTCCGGTCTGTTCTTCGGGATAATCCCGCCCCTCGCCACATACTCATCGAGGAGCAGTTCCGGGATCTCCGCTCCCTGTTCCAGGTCGTTATAGAACATCTGCATAATGTTGAACGGCTGCCCCTGCTCCTGTGCCGTGTACGTCTGACCTATGTCCTCGGGTCCCCTCGCGGTGAGGTCGGAGGGGCCGGTGGGAATGGCAGGCCCACCAGGACCCTGTGGACCCTCTGGCTCCTGCGTGAACTGGTCAAGGGGTGACGGAGGCATGCCGAAGGGGGTCCCAGGAGGAAGCGCCCTCTGCCCGTTCGGAGGCAGAGCCGTCTGTCCGTTCTCTTCCCGGATCCAGGAAGCCCCCTGCGGTATCGGACTCATGCCTGAGGGGCGCTGTACTATCGGCGGGCGGCCCTGTGTGAGGGCGAGCATCGGGTCAAGATTGGCAAGGTCGTTGACGAGTTTCTCCGCAGCCGAATCGATATCCGGCGATGTACGCATGGCATCGTCGAACACCTTCTCCAGGCTCGGAGACATGACGTCTTTGTCGAGGACCATGTTGGGATCGATGGGCTCCTTCGCCCCTATCTTCCGGGCCGCGTAGTTCTCCCATATGTCGGCGGTCTCGGGGTCCCCGTAGTCATCCCGGATGACCTGGCCGATGGATTGAGCCACCCTTGCCCTGTCCGCGGGATCTCTGTTCTCGTCGGCAACGGTCTGGACGTAGTTCCCGGCGACGTGGGACTGAAGGACGCGGCCGCCGGTACCGGTGAGCAGGGTCATGATAGCGGTAGGACCGATCGCGGACACGGCCTCTTCCCAGGGGTTAGCTCCTGTTCTGATGCCGGTTCCCTTCTCGACGGCAGCCTCGCCGTAGTTCTGGCCCATCTCGGTGAGGATCTCCGTCGGCAGGGTTTTGAAGGCAACCTCCTTGGCGTATCTGCCAAGGGTCGGCTTCAGACTCTCCTTGACAGTCTTGCCCACAACCCCGGCGCCGGTCTTTGCAAGGGGACCGAGGAGGCGCAGAAGGGCCCAGTTGCCCATCGTCTCACCCAGGGCCTCGATACCGCCCGTAACGTAGGGCGCCCACTTCGCGTTCTCCTTCACCCGCTCGAGTTCGTCCTGAAGTGTCCCTTTAAGTTCCGGTGACACCTCTTTTGATATGGCATCTTCCAGTTCCTTTATCCTCTTCTCGCCGCCCTCCTTTGTCTGTTGTGCCTGCGACAGGCCGAAGAGAAGCGGAGCGGCGACATAGGACAGCCCCTGCAGGCCGAGGCCTGCCACCTTTGCATAGGGATGAGGTATGGCGCCGACGGCCTTGCCGACGAGGTTGAGGCCCATGGGAACCGCCGAAGATGCCGGCATCATCTCGCCTGCCTGCCGGAACATTCCCTTCTCCTGCGTCTGGTCCTCTCCCTCGGTTGCCCAGTCCGCAATTTCCTTGCCCGTCTCGGGAGCGATATTCGAAAACTGCATAGCCTGGCCTATCTGCTCGGGTATCCTGCGAGTTATGCCCGTATAGATGCCCTTGAAGAGGTCCGTGACGGGTGAGAGGATGCCGCCGGATTCAGGCGCGCTCCCATCATCGAACTTCACCTGGGAGATATCATAGACGTTCCCCTGTCCGACAGTCTCTTCACTTACCGGTGCTTCGTCGAATGTGACCTGATCAATAGAATATTCAGGCATTCACCGTCTCCTTACGATGTCCAGACCTTCTTGCCGTCGGGCGAGACATACGCCTTCTTGCCGTTGATCGTCTTCCCTGTGTCCCTGTAGCCGGCAGGAGGTTGCGCCGTCTCCGTTCCCGTCTCTTTCCTTGCCATCTTCACCGCCTCGTGCGCCGTCACCGGATTACCCGACCTGATGGAATCGATCATGATCCTCGAGGCCTTCTCGCGAATCGCATCATACTCGTCCCGGGGTCCCTTCGGCAGGGACTCGTAGACCTTGCCGCCGGTCATTGTCATCTTTCTCTCGTCGGTCTGGTCCATGTACGCGCCGTTCAGAACCTTGTCGAGCTGGTTCGCCTGTTCGGTCGAGAGGGGCTTCCCCGCCTTCGGGCCGCCGGCAACGAGGTCCTCATATTTACCTGTGGTCTTGTTGTACCCAAGGACCCTCTCGCCTTCCTTAACGTGGAGGGGCTGCTTTATGTGCTCCTTCTCGAAGCGGGACACCAGGGTGCTGAGCATCTTTTCCCCTTGCGCCTGCCTGGTGGTGAACTCCCCGAGCTTCTGCTGATAGAGTGCATCGAGGTTCGCCTTCCAGTGTTTCGCCTGTTCCGGGGTAAGGTAGTTGGGGTGCGCGTTCCCGCCGAAGGTCCAGTTGAAGTACCGGTCCTTCTCTGCCTCCATCGCCTTTCTTGCCTCTTCCGCGGGGTTGAACGTCCTCGGGTCCCACCCCATCTTTTTTATGACGCTGTTCTCGAAGGCGGTGATCTTCGAGGCGTTGTCATCCCCCCCGGGAGTACCCGCGCCCGCCGTCTCCGTCTTCTTCTCCGGTTTGCTGTAGATGTAGACCTTCTTCCCATCCTTCTCGACGTAGCCGGTCTTCTTGAGGCCTCCGAGATCTTCCTTCGCGATCTCCTTGCTGGTGAAGACCGAGCCCGTGTCTTGCCCGACGTAGCCCCCGCCCTGGGGATTGCCGTATTTCCTCGCTATCGCTTCGATGTCGAAGGGCTCCTCCTTTGGCTCTTTGAGGGCACTGGTCGCGGCCTCTATCTCCTGGCGTGCAGCCTTTTCTTCGGTCGCCCTATCGGGGATGGAAGGGTCCACAAGCCTGACGAGGTTCGGGTTCACCGCCTCGTCGGTCGCCTTTGCGTTCCCGCCGAACATACTCGATACAAGAGGTCCCGCCGTCATGGCGGCCGGTATGCCGTATCCCAGGAGCTTGCCGAGAAGTTTCCTTTTGCCCCCGGGTGACACCATCTCCTCAACGGGGATGTTCCCCCCTCCCGACGCTCCCTTCGTATATGATCCCGGCCATGCAGACGTACCGCCGGCCTCGCTCGGCCCGGCACCCATGGGACTCGCGGGAGGAAGCGCCTTCTGAGAGAAGGGAGGAAGCGCCGTTGTGCCAGCCGAAACAGGTGTCTGCTCTGCGCCGGCCAGGTCATCTATGGTCGGCACGGGCATTTCTCCCCTGCTCATCCCGGACAGGGTCCTGGCCTGTTGTGCCCCTTCCGGGTCGATCGTTTCCATGTAATCCCGGACCGTGTTCATCACGGGCGCGACGTTCGTCTGGTACCAGTCCATCACCCCCTGCAGCCAGTTCTGATCGGGCATTCTCGTCACCCCCCTCTTAATATGTGAATCTCTCGTAGTCTCTTGTCGTGACCGCCTTCATTGTCGCCAGGTAATCCTTCATGGCGGCATCGAAGATCGTCTTTGCCGCATCGACATCGGCCTGGTGTTCGGGCACGTATTCCGTAAGAGCCTTCTGCCCGGCCGACTGCTGCGCGAACCCGAGGCCCTCGCCGTAGCCCCTCAGGGTGCCCCGCATGTACTCCTTCTGGAGGAGCGGGTTGTCCATGCTCTGAGAACGGGTGATGGCCTCGCTCACCTTGTTGCCAAGCTGGTTCGCAGCCGTCCCGAAGTTCTTCTGCGTCAGCGCCTTGATTCGGCTCTTGTCCCAGGTAGGAGCCGTATAGGTCGGGAGGTCCTTCGTCGCCTGCATCACCTGCGTGACAAGGGTATTGAACCACTGCCCGGAATTACCGCCACCGGTGCCAGTGATGGTCCTTGCGCCGGTTCCCACCATAGAGGGGCTGCCCGACGGTGTATTGGCGCCCTGCCCCCACTGAGAGCCCACGGTATAACCGCCGCCGCCGCCTCCGGTGCCGAAGGAAAGAACGTCGTCGCTCTCCGTGTTCGTCGGCTCCCCGTAGTTGGTCCCCGGCTCATAGCTGTAATGTTCAGGTTTGTCCCATGTGGGGTTGGCATAGCCTTCCGGGAGATAGTTGGCAACATTGGAGCCGGTGTTCATCGCCTCGGTCAGCCAGTCGCTGCTTCCTGATCCTTCATTGTATTCCCATCCTTCTATTTCATACATGGGTTAGACCTCCTCTTCTATGCCTCGTCCAAGTACGACCCCGACAAAACTTTCACGGGATATCTCGAATTCAAAGATTTCACCTTTTTCTTTGCCTTGGCAAAGGTAGGAATTAAAAACCTGAGGGCTTATGGAGTTGTTAAACTTGCGCTTTATGCCTATATAGTTGTCTTCGTCCTTACAATGGAATTCCATCAAATCACTTCCGTTGAGTAAATATGTATAGACATCATCGTCGAAGTTATATTCAATTGTTTGTTCAAGGTCATCATCCACGACAATCATGCCGATATCTGGTGCCGACTTAACCTCAACCTTCTTCCTCAGCCTCGTCTTCCCGTCCTCCACCCTGACCTCGTATGTCCCTTTCGCCGCTGAGGAGGGAGCTAAAAACTTGTAGTAATGTCGGGTGTTGCCATTAGACTGAGTATATTGATATAATTCGAGGAGGCCGTTGGAACCTACACGATAATCACCATACCAGGAATAATCGAAAGTGTACCCTAAATAGTCCATACTCCCGCCATACCGTCTCCAGCTCGGGTAGATTGACCTTACAGCAAGCCTACCTGTAACTTCAGAAACCACTGTCGCGAAGTAGCCATCTTTAGGGGGGATCCGTTTTTGAACCTGGACGCACGTTTCCAGAAGCCCGCCTTTATACTTAACTTCCTGGGTTAACACATCAGTTCTTACTGGATATCCATAATCATCTTCATAAACTACGTCCACGGTATAGTTAGAGGGGTCTGACACTAAAAAGGAGCCCTCACTGTAAAATGTGGTATATATTTTTGGGGTTCCAGCAATTAAATCTGAAAGTTTATGGTATTCATACTCTCCAGGGATAGTCGATGTTTTAAGATATATTTCTGGCCCAAAATCCTCCTTATCCCCCTTCACGATCAGCTTCGCCTGCATTGTAGCCTCGGGAATGATAAGGCCCCTTTGATACAGGCTCGCCAGAACGGCATCATTCCATTTGTACCAGCGGTACTGATAGCGGACGAGGATATTGGGATCATGCGACGTGTTCACCTTGACCAGCACCTTAAGGTCAACCCCCGCTGCGTCAGCACTCGCCTTGAAGAGAGAGAAGACGGGCGCCCGGTAGGTTTTCTGATACTTTGTGACGTTGCCGGAGGTGATCGCCACGGTTTCATTCAGCCCGGTGTTGACCTCTATCCTGTATGTCTTCGATATCTCCGCCTCATCGGGAGGCTCTATTCTCCATCTCAGCGGTGCAGCGTAACTGCGTGTATCCGTATCTTCCGTCACGTTTATCCCGCGTCTAGGCAGGTAGAAATCCAGACCCATTCCCCCCGTCGGTGAATACTGGTATTCCATCTCCTCGTAGCTGTCCGTGGCGTAGGGCTTCTTGAATTCGGAGAGCGGATACTCCTGTTCGTTGAGCTTTGCCCGGTCCGTCGTCTGCCGCATCTGCGTGACATAATCCTTGCCGGACAGGTACAGTCTTCTCCCGAAGTCTCGGTTCTCGGGTTTCGGTATGGAGACCTTGAGGCTCATCGTGCCATGTACCCCTCTATCTTCGCACCCATGTATTCCAGCTTCAGGCTTTCGTCTATCGTATTGTTCCGGAACCGAAGCCTGATATGCCCGCCCGTCAGCTTAATCTGGATAGCTTTCGACCGGCTCATCCCGACGAGCTTTTCCTTCTTGATGCCGATATCGACAAGGTGAAGGTCCTGTGTCGCAGCGTTGTTCCTGAATCTCAGCGTGATGTGCGTCCCCTGGAGCTTCAGGGGGATCTGCTTTCTCCTGAGGGGATTGTTCAGGATCGCATCGACGATGTCGGCCAGGGTGAAGTTCCCGGGCAGCGCGGGGTTATACTCCGTCTGTGTGTCCACGGTATCGGCGATCCCCACGGCATCGGATACGCCCCTGGTGTACACGCCGGAGGCATCCACGGTGTCGTTGACCGTGAGACCATCGGAGACAGCCTTGCCGAATGCTCTCGTGGCATCGACCTCGTCGGTGACCGTGAGACCGTCGCTCACCGCCCCCTGCCGAAGCAGGCCCGCCGTTATCGTGTCGCTGATGCCCACCGTGTCGGAGATCCCGTCGGGGTTTTTCCAGGCGTCGACGGAATCGTTGATGGTGAAGTCGTCGGAGACAGATGGGGTCGACGATGGGGCAATCGATACAGAAGCCCAAGCGTGGTTGCTATCAAGCATGCCTGATGGGGTCCATGACAAACTAACTGATGGCGAGGCCCCGTCTTTCGTGGATACGCCGACACAGGACTGATGCGACCCGGCACGGAAGTCAAACCACTCGGTTTGCCCGGCTCCTGGTTCATATGCCGAATTCTCGTTGAGGGATATATAGCATAGCACGTCAAGGACCACGTCCAGTTCCTGTGAACTGACGGTATAACCAGTACCGTTCGTTCCCGCCGTATACCTTATGGGAGAACTCTGATCAACATTTTCGAAGGATATCGCGCAACAGGCGCACCCATAGTTTGTAAACGTACCGGACACAACGACATTCGCCGCACCCGATGGCGGGTTGACAAGGTAATATATTCGGGCATCCCTATAGCTGCCGTTCTGATCCTTGGCTAAAGTCAGCGAAGCCCCTCCATAGGTCACACCAGACACCAATTCGCCGTTATGGGTGCCGGTCAGCACCACAAGGAGCCTGTCCGGTCCGCTCCCTACGGTATGGCTCCAGGTGGTGTTACCCGGGGAGTTGCTTGTATTGTCAACGGCTATTGCCACCTATCTCTCCTTACGCATCCGCCGCCGTCAGCGTGACCGTGACGTTCAGGACGTCGTCATCGACAACGCTCTTACTGCCCGATGCGAACTGCGCCGCGTTGAAGATCACGCCACCGCCCGCCGTGTCGCCCTTTGTGTTCGGGTCTGTGCCGCCGCCGCAGAGGAAGGCGCCGTAGATCGTCTTCGTGTCGTTCATCGTGAAGACCGCCTTGTTCGCGCTGTTCGTCGTGACCTTCGAACTGGCAGCCGCCTCATTGAAGGCGGGGCGCGTCGCCTCGTCGTAGGCCGTACTTTCCGTGAAGACCGGGGTCGCGTACGTCGTCCCGGCTGCCGGGGTCGTATCGCTCTCGAAAAGACCGATGTACCATGTCGCAATCTGCGTCGTGCCGTGGAACATAACGTCGAGGAGGCGGTTCAGGCCTTCATCGGTGCAGATATTGTGGTTGCAGTCACGCCATTTCAGGTTTCCGAACTTGTCGTAGCACTCCCATTCGTAGGTCGCGACGATCTTGAAACGCATTATAGAGGCCGCCATCCGCATCAGCAGGGCGTCTATCCTGTCTTTGATCTTGAAATTCGTTTTCATGTATTGCCTCCTTTTACGGTACTGTCCACTGTCTCGGGGATACGCTCACCCCGTCCTCCCAGGCCGTGATCGTGCAGGTACCCGACCCCGCCACCGTCCTCAGCGTCCCCTCGGTGATGCTGATCACGTCCCCTTTCCCATCGAATTCCATGTCCGCGTACGCATCGATGGCCTCGTCGCAATCGTTCTGACCGACGTTGAGCTGGTAGACCGTGCCGTCAGCAGTCCCTCCGCCGACCTGCAGCCTCATGACGTTGCCGCTGTCCGCCTCGATCTCCTCCATTGTGGCGAGGTTCTGGCCCAGGACGTCGAAGCTCCACGTCCCGTCGGTGATGTCGTAGACGGGGAAGACGTTGCACTCCGTGGCGGAGGCGCCGGAGACGAGGCCCATGCGCAGGCAGTTGAAGGCCCGGTCATACTTGAGCCACATCTTGCCCTCGTAGCCCCGTCGGATGCACTCTGTCTTGAGGGGATTGAAGTAGTTCTGGATGTCGTCGGAGACGATGTCGGCGGTCTTGCCGTCACACCGGGCAACGCCCTCATGGGACAGGAAGAAAGCGAGCGTCTTGACCTCGTTGTCCGTACCGGTCGAAGTCATGACACCGTCCACGACGACCGCGCTATGGGCGTTGAACGTCCCCAGGCGGGTCGACAGGACGAGCTTTCCGTAGGTTGCCGGGGAATAACCCTCAAAGAGCGTCAGGCATCCCCCCTCCACGCCCAGCTCCTCCTGCCAGACCATGTATTCGTTGTGGAACTTCTTCATGCAGACGATCTCGTTGAGCCGCCCGTCACCGGCCTCGAGGATGGCGAAGTCGTCCCCGTTCAGCGTCATGGGCAGGTTCTTCGCCGACGCGAGGATCCATGACGGGTACTTGTCGAAGACCCACATGGCCCGGCTCTTCCAGACGATGTTGGCGAGCCCCTTGCCGAACTCGGACACATCGAAGTACGGCATGGTCTTGATCGTTATGTAGACGTCGTCATCACCGGCGATGGTACCCCCGGAGATGGTGATCCCGTACCAGTAGGCGTAATACTGCGTCGTCTGGAACTGGATCGGCATGGCCGCGCACCTGGGGAGCGTCACCCATCCCGGTTTTGTGATGCCCGCCGAGCCGTCGGTGATCGTGCCGGCAGAGGTGAAGGCGGTCCCGTTGTGGTACAGGACCGAGTTTACGGCTATGCCGGCTGTTGTGTTCGGTGTCTCCCCCGGGTCGATGTAGATGGCCTCGATGGGGTCGACAGAGGCGATGTAGAGCACGTCCGACGTAGTCATGCCCGTGATGTCGATGCTCGAGGCCGCGTACCTCAGGTAGGTCCCGGCTGCCGCATCATAGAGCTGCGCCTCGATCGCGTCCACCGGCACCCCGTCCCACAGGTTGACGATGCCCTGCCAGGGCGCATCGAAGGTCACCTTGCTCACCTGCACGTCGGCGCTCAAGGACCCCGATGACAGGTAGACCTGCAGCCAGTAGCAGCTCATCCCGAACATGAAACTCGGTATGGCGTCCGCGGGTTTCGTGAAGGTGACGGAGTACGTCCCCGGCTTGCCGAGGGTCTTTCCCGTGACCGCGGTGTTATCGGTCAGGTCCGATACCCCGGTCCATCCCGACGTGTTCTTGTAGTTGATGGCCATGACCGCATCGTTCAGGTTGACGTGGCCGCTCTCGATGGTGAAGTTGATGGCATTCGCCATGACGGGGATCCCGACGAAGAGACAATCGTGGTCCGTGGCCAGCGTCGCCAGGGAGTCGAGTTCCGCGACCTTCGTCGTGTCGTCGTCCGTCACTTCCGTCGTGTAGTCAAGGCCTGTCGTGGGGATCGCGGGTATCACCCCGGAACCCTTGTAGACAATGAACTTGCCCACCGGGGCATTGTCGCCTGCGTATATCTGGTGCTGGTCCACTCCGTTGGAGAAGATCATCTTGTCGCCGATTGTGGCCCACGACGCCGGGACCTGGCCCGCAGAACCGGAGAATACCGAGGAGCCGAAGGCCCCGGTAGTCGTCGCGGGTGGTGCGTTCGTGGCCTCGAGGACGTCGCCGTCGCTCATCTGCGCGAAGAAGTGCTTCTCGGAGATCTTCGCCTTAGAGAACTGGAAGAGGGACATCACGCGGTTCGTGCCGTCGGCCACCGTATGGAGCTTGGACTGGCCCGGCCTCTGGTGCATGCCGGGGTGCTTCTGCCGCATGTTGACAATGCGCGAGTAGCCGCCAAGGGGCAGAAGCGCCGTCTCGCGGGCAGTGTCGTTACCGCCGCGGAACTCCTTGCGCCAGTTCGAATAATCAGGCTTTTGCGGTAGTCCCATCGATCTTCCTCTTCAAAAGGGTCTGTTTTGCCCTGTCCGCCGGTATGACACAGGGGTCGAACGTGCGCCTCGTGCCGTCCGCCCCCGGCTTCTTGACCTCTTTTATGGTGGTAGGCTTCAGGTGAAGGATGCCCAATCTATCCCTCCTTGCGCTCCTGTGGACGCCCTTCGCCCGTATCCGGGCACGATCATGTCCACGGTGTTGAAAAGGACCTTGTCGAGAAGCGTCTCGTTCTCCGCCTGAGAGCTGAGACCCTTTTCGTACAGCAGGGCCACCGCCTCGCATATGGCATCATCGAACAGCTCGTTGAACGGCACGGTATCGGTGAGAGCCGACAGCGCCGCGGGTCGCTTGAAGTAATCCCCCTTGATGACGATGTCGGAACCCGTCGACGGGGAGAAGAACATCCTGGTTCCCTTAATGATGAAGTACTCAGGTGTGCTGGCGGACCCCGCCTCAAGGGCAGTTTTCCGGCTTGGCAGGGGCAGGAGGACGTCGGTCTGTCCGTCGATGTTCGGGTAGTCCTCCTTGCCGTCCCCGCAAAGGCCCCAGAAATCGGAGGGCAGGGATACCCGGTCGGCCAGAGACGTGATGGTAATTTCCGATCCCGCTGTTACCGCGGTGAGGTTGTCTGCCGATACAAGGGTAATTGTTCCCGCCGCTACCGTGTTGATCTCATAGGCGCCGGTGTTGCTGGCGTGGTCCGTCTCGATGAACATCCCGGACTTGAAGCCCTCGTCGACGAGCTGCTCCGCGCTGTCGGTTATCGTGTCCGGATTGGAATTGACGAGGGCGATGGTATCGGCCGCATATTCCACCGGCGCATAGAGGTTGAGAGAGAACTCGTCGACGATGATATTGGACTTGTGCCAGTAGAGCCGCGTGGCGATGCGCCTGATCGCCAGGTTGATGAGGTGGTACAGGTCCGCGGTCGTGTCCACACGGAACTGGAGGTTGTCGAGGAGGGACTGCACCGTGCTCATGAGCCCCTCCTAGTTACCGATCACGAAGAACCTGATCGAGTCTATGTCGAGCACCGTCCCCTCAGGTACCTCGAGGTCCTGTCTGCACGGCACTTCGCTCTCGCGGCCCCAGACATAGGCGCCTGTCAGGGTGACGTTGCTCTTCGTCCCGATGGGTGTGCCCGCAGCGATCGCGTCAGCTCCCCGGATCCCCGGGTTGAACCAGTCGATAACCGCGCTCCCTGCTTCCGGCGTCGATGCGAAGTCTATGAGAGTCTGAGTCGTGCCGCCGTTGACCGGGGCGCAGCCCGTATAACCCCACAGAAGAATAGGCAGGTCAAAGGTGTTCACGTAGGGGTCTTCCCCTGTCTTCGTGGCGGCCTCATTGTGTACCAGCCGGTCCTTGAGAAAGCCGCTCTCCGGCACCTTGAGATATGTGACCTTTGCTTCCTTCTCGTTCTGGGCACTGTGGACCGTGAGCTGCGAGCTGGTCGCGTTAAACGCAACCTCCACCTCTCCCGAGGCGACGGTGTCGTCCACGTCGACCATCGTGAGGGCCGCGGCCGTGGTGCTTGTCTGATCGACGTACATCATAGCCAGGACCGCGTTCGCAAGGTCGTTTGCACCCGTCGCCAGCGTGACGGCCTCATCCTGCACGAGGTTGTCCCAGACGTCCTTCCATGCCTGGGTGATGTAGGTCGTGTAAACATCGAGGTCGAGGATATACACGTCGTCGAGCGCGAAGGCGGAGGCGTCGGATGCGGGCGTGAAAACGATCCCGTCCGTGGTTGTCGCCACGATATCCTCTGAGTAGGTGCCGTCTGCCGCCCTTGCCGTCCCTTCGGTGCCGCCGAGAGTGGGAGTAAGACCGCCCGCCGTGCGGCTTGATACCGTGTATATCAGCCGGTAGGTGTGACCGATTACCGCCGCGAATGTATCTTCTGCAAGGGTGCCCGATCCCGCGCCCGCAGCCTTGACCGCCTTGCCGGCCGCAAAACTCCAGTCCGTGCCTGCGGTCCATCCAGTGCCGTCGCCGATCGCTCCGGTCGTGATCTGATTCGCCGGGCTCACGGTGAGCGTGGTCAGTTCGCCCTTTGCCATCTGTGAGGCGAGACAGGCTTCACCGAGGCCAAGGTCCGCTTGCGCTATGCCCGTCGACCTGAGTTTGACATTCTTTGCCGCCGTGGCCACGTTCATGAGCCATGCCGCAGGGTATTTCAGGGTCATCTGGTAGCTGGAGTCCAGAACGTGGTGTTCGTCGATCACCACAAGCGGCGCCGGCATGAAGGCCTTGAGTTTGTTGTTGTCCTTGTCGAACTGGAACTTGAACCCTTCCGCGGTCTCCGCGACCACCATGTCCGCATTGTGCAGGCCGAAGAGGGTCTCGGGGTTGAAGTCTTCCCCGCCGTAGGCGTAGGCTCCTGATATGGAGCCCTTCGCTATGTAGCTCACCCTGTTGCCCAGAGTGATGAACTGCTTGTCTTCCCTGTCGATCGTGATCATTTCTCTCTCACCCCCTTACGAGCCGAACGCATGCCAGTAGCCGTCCGCACCTGCCACGGCGACGATCGTCACCGGATCATGGCACGGGAACGTCTCATTGACTACCGGGTCGCTTGCAACGGCCGCCGATCCTGTATGCTGCAGCTCCATGCCGAGGACCTGCGACAGACCCGTGTAGATGTCCCCACCTGAGTCACCGGCCCCGTTGGTAAAGGTCCCCGCTGTGTGCCTGACACCGCGGTCGACCCAGTCCATTGTTTTCGTGAATTCGAAGGCCATGTCTCACCCCCGCCTAGTTGTGCATGTCGCCGATGGCTTCCCAGAAACCGTCGGCATCAGCGGTAGTGACTATGGTCACGGCGGAACCAGCGACGGGGAGCGTCTCATAGACGACAGGGGCCGAGGCCACAACGGCCGCCCCTCCATGCTGGAGCTTGATGGACTCGCACATGCGGAGACCGGTGTCGATGTCCCCGCCTTCAGACCCCTCCGTGTTCGTGAACGTCCCCCAGGTCCTTGCCTTGGAGCCGCTGAAATTCCTTCCTACGATCGCACTTTCAAAAGCCATGTGGTCCTCCTTCTGAAATATGAGGGAGGAGAGTTACCCCCTCCCTCAGTTGTCTGTGCCGTTACCCGGCTAGTCGATGTTGAGCATGACCGGGCAGTACTTGGTGTCGACCGCAGCGAACGCGGTGCAGTAACCCACCGGCGCACTGTCGAGCGCACCGTCGGGCTGTGTCTTCAGGGCCCCTTCCGTCGCCGAGGGGACGAATCCCGCCCCCAGGGTCGTGTTGCCTCCGTTGAGGCAGCAGGCTATGCCGCCCGTCTGGATCCAGAAGTAGTAGGCGGAGGTGACGGGCCGGGGGACCACACCGGCAAAGCCGTGCGCCAGGGAGGCGTTCTGCGTGATCGAGGACCACGGGTTCGCCACGAGGCTGTAGTAGTCGGATGCGGTGAGGGCGTACTTGATACCCTCTTCCAGTGTCACGTAGGTGACGCCGGAGGCATCGCAGGCCGTGTTGCCCAGGATGCGGTACTGCATTCCGAGACCCGTTGTCGTGCCGTCGTAGATCTGGAGGTAGCCGTCCTTGTAGTAGTCCTCCGTGACGGCCGTCGCGCCGACGGTGAGGCCGATGCGCTTGGTACCCGCCGCGGCGACAGGGCATGCCTGCTTGACGTGGAGTGCCACTGCGTCGATCATCTGACCGACCTTGCCGGGGCTGAGGGCCTCGCCCGCTTTCGCGTAGCGGAAGGCTCTGCCGTCTTCTGTGAACCTCAGGATGCCGAGAGGGTGCTTCTGCGTTGCAGATTCCTCAAGGAGGCCCTGGGTCCATGCCGAATTGTTCAGGGGTTTCGTCATTGTTCCATCCTCCTTAGCTCAGGTTGCTGTGAGCCGCGTTGGCCTTCCGGTGACGGTTGATGAGATTGCCGTCCCAGAAGATCTTCATGGCCTTCGCGGCCTTGCCGGCGACGATCATATCGGCCCACGGGGCCCGGACGAAGAAGCCGCTCTTGTGGACCGCAAAGCCCGTATGTGCCTCGTTGAAAAGCATGCTGTACCCGCTCGGGCAGTAGTCGTCGGCGTTGAGAATCATCTCCTCGAACACGAGGTTCGTGAAGCCCGCTTTGACCGTTGAGTCGTCCTTGATGAACTGCTGCTGCGCCTGCAGGATGCCCTTTATGATGTTGAAGAGGGTCTCTGTCGTCACGCCGATGTTGGGCTTGTCCTCTTTGCCGTTGCCGATCTTGGCGGTGCTGGCGAGGGTCCTGAGGACCGCGAGGGAAATGCCCTCGCTCGTGATCGTGAGGTTTGCCTTCCAGGGCTTCGTGCCGTCCTGAGCTACGAGGTCGGCTTCCGCGATGTCGCCGTACTTGGTGCTGGTCGTGGCGTTGAACATGGTCAGGAAGCCGGTCAGCTGCTTGGCGGTGTCCGATGCCGAGCCGTAGATGTCGGTGGAGAGGTCTTTGGTGACCTTCTTCTGGGCCGCGCTGATGCGTGACTCTACGAGCTGGACCTCGGCGTACTCACCGGCGTTCTGGAGCTCGTCCGTCCGGAAGATCGTGGCATTGCCATAGTAATGCTTCCAGCCGAAGTATGCCGCGTTGAGGATCTCTTTGTCGTCGCTGGAGAGCGTGTCGGCCCGTTCATAGGCGCCGCCTTCCGCGATGTCGTAGGCGAGGGGGATGCGGATCTTCTTGCCGCCGTCCGGTCTCTCCCACATGCCGGTATGCTTGTTCATCCACCTGTCGAGAAGGAAACTCTCGGTGAAGTAGATGTCGATCGCCTTCTTGTTGTCCGCAAGAAAGTAATCGTCGGTGATTGCTTCGAGTTCCGTGAATGTAAGAGACATTGTCTCCTCCTTGTGCTATGTCTGTACGGCGGACCGCAGCCGTCTCAATCTCTCGGCCAAAAACGCCGTGCGACCGCCCTTGCTTTTCGTGTCATTGAGAGCCTTGTCTTCGGACGCACCGGTGTCTTTCCTGGCGGCGGGTGTCTCCTTCGCCCCCAGGGTACCGGCACGTTTCTTTGCGAGGAGGTTTTCCTCGATCTCCTTGGTCTTCTCCGCGACCTGCTTGTCGACCTCGGCCTTGATACGGGCCTCGACCGTCAGCATGGTGTGTGCGGAGAGCGGCGTGTGACCGGGGTTTTCATCCATGAAGTTCTGGATGTCGCCCTTCTTCCACATGGTTTCGAAATCGGGGTGCTCTTTGGCGTACTTCGCGTAGGTTGCGTTGATGGCCTTCTGGCGCTCGTCGGCCTTCTGCTTTTCGCGGGAGGCTTCCTGCTTCTTTTCTACAGTGGCCTCGATCTGGTCCGTGAGCAGTTTGAGGAACCCCTTCGGGTCCTTCGTCATCATCTCCTCGATCTCTTCAGGGGTCTTGTCGAGGATGTTCGGAAGTTCCTGGAAGGCCTCTTTCTTCTCTGCCTTCGTGCCGCTCGTGAGTGCTTCAAACGCGCCTTCGAGCTTGCTCACCTTGTCCCGGAGCTCCTTGACTTCCCCCCGGGCCTCGTTGCGCTCCTCGATGATCCGCTGCCATGCGGGGTCCTCGTGGTAAGGCTTCTTCTTGCCGTCTTCGCCGGTATCGGAGGCAGCGGCCTGTTTGCCGTCCTTGTCCTTACCGTCGCCGGCATCCTTCGAAGTATCCTTACCGTCGCCTGTGGTGTCGTCCTGACCCTGGGAGCCGTCCGCCGCGCCCTTCGCGCCCTGCCCTTCATCGTCTCCTTCGACGGTGCTTTTGGCAGCTTCGGTATCGGGACTGACCTTGCCTGTGTCCGCGGGGTGAGACGAATTCCCTGCGATTTCGCTTAGCGTCTCTTCGGTGCTCAACGGCATAAATGCCTCCTTATGTGGAATAAAAAAGCCCTCCGGGAATCCCTTTCAGGACTCCGGGAGGGCTCTGTTGCTGCCGTGCCGGCTTAAAGACCGCGAAGGCCGAAGCCGTGGCGGTCAGTCAATATGTGTGCAGCTATTTCATCGGATCATGTCCTCCGTAAGCTCCCCTTTGAGCCATTTCTCCAGGAGAGAGACTATCTGCTTCAGGCCGCGCAGGACGATCCTCGTGAATATGCGGGTGTCGGTGGTCATCTTCCCCCTCTGGCAAAGTCTTCCATGGTCCGCCTTACTTCTTTTAGCGCCCCTTGTATCTCGCGAGGGATGCGGCTAGGATACCACGAGAACGCTCTCTCGAATCGGGATGATGCGCAACACCCCGAGTTGATTATCGCCTTCACGAGGCCGTCCATGAAGTCGTCTACGGTCATTGCCATTATCTTCCCCCCACAACGATCGCCTTGCGTTCCATGTGCCGCCTCATCATGAAGTCGACACGCCTTTTGCTGGCCGTCGTTTCTTCCTGTGCCCTCGCCTTCTTCCTGCTCTCGTACTCGCCCGGCTCCAATGGTCTGATCCCCTCCGCCTTCATCCACTTCCGGTAGTTCTCCCGGGTCGGGTTCTTGAGAAATTCCCTCGTCGCAGGCTTCGTGCTGTCCTTCGCGACGACCTCCAGAACCGTCTTCAGCCATGGCGCGTCGTCGGGAAGCCGGGTGCCCGCGGAGATGAACACCTTCGTCATCGTGGCGCCGCACTTCTCGCAGGTAACGACCTCATCGTGGGCCGACACCATGCGCTCCTCGATGGTCTGGCACTGCGGGCATTCGTAGTCGAAGAGAAGGATGGGCATATCAGTTCCCTCTCACCCCTACAAGGCCCGGACCACGTGCGGACGTTATCACCCTGCCCTTTTCGAGCATCTTCCCTTTGATCAGTTCGCTGCCCATTTCGAGCAGGACGATAGCCTCGAGATAGGTCGGGCCGCCGTCAAAGCTCACTCTCAACTTTCCTTCCTCGTCCTGATAAACGTGAACCGCCTTCAACTCTTTGTTCTCTTCTGACACGAATCCTCCTATTCTCCTGGTCTGGCGTTCTTCAGCTTGTGGTACTTTGCTGATTTCTGAGAGCGCGGTTTCCAGCCTGTCTTCCGCATAGTGCCGTAGACATAGGCGTCCTTGCGCTCCTCGCTCCAGTTCTTTCCGGCTACTTCCTGCTTCAGCTTTCTTTCCAGCGCCTCGGGCATTGCCCCGGTCCCCCAAATGTGTCAAGGATCTTGTATTGCTTGTCGAAATCGTCCTGTGATATCCACGCGGCATACTCTGTATCGCCCTTTCGAAAATAGCCCGGGTCAATCCTCAGAATATACAGACAGTTTGCCTTGTCGCTTCTCTCCACAACGTCCACTTTACATATGTATCCGTTATACTCGCAGAGATAGGATTCCTTATAGAGATCAACTTTTTTAATCATTACCCCGGTCCCCCCTTTTTCAGCTCGTGATACCTGTCGAACTTGCCCTTCTCCGCGGCCATCTTCTTGATCTGAAGACGCATGCTCTTCGAAGTTTCGCTCCGGTTCTCGCTCTCGGATACGCTCGTCACCTCGCAGACAGCGGTGATCGTGTACTCCTTGCCGACGCGCATCGTGTCGAAGTCGATGCCGAGCTTCTCGATGGCTTCGGTCTCGAGGTTGATCTCCAGCCCCCAGGGATACTCCGGGCCCTTGTTAGCCTTGCCGGCTATCGAAGGCAGAACCATCCCGCTCTTCTTCGCCTCTTCCTTGCTGAGTTTCATGTCGACGAGCTTCACGTCCAATCCTCCGTCTTCTTCTTGAAGAGCGCGAACCGCTCGAAGTGCTGGCAGAACGCGCATCTTTCCATTATGATGAGTCTGTCCGAGAGATTCATAACTTCGGACATGTGACGCCTATCCGGGTCGATCTCCATCTCCCGGCAGTACTCACAGTCAGTCATGCGACACGGTCTTGTGACCTGCTTCACCGTCACTCCTGTGAGCGTCAACCCCGTATCTTTCTCGTCAAGTGCCATTACGTCGTCGCCTCCTTGTTGTTGCTCTTCATCCCCTGTTCCCTGTAGCCGCCCCTCTGCTTCGCCGCGGGCGTTTCATCGCTGCCCTTTGGCTTCGGCTTGCCGTCCTCGCCGCCACCCTTCAGTTCTCTCTGGATGGTTGCGATCAGTTCGGCCCGGCGTATCTTCAGTTCTTCCTCGTCGTACTTCACGCCCGCTATCTTCACCTGCTGCTCAATCCTCTCGCTAGCGATCTTCTCGATGGACAGTGCCGCATCGGCCTTGATCTTCTCGGTCTCCGCCTGCGTCTTCTGGACTTCAGCCATGGCCTTCATGTACTCGGGATCCTGCTCGGGCTGACCGGTACCACCCTTCATCAGCTGGAGGATGTTCATCATGAGCTGCTCGAAGTTCGGTACCGCGCCGCTCTTGACGTCCTTCTCGAACTTCTTGTCATCGGCCTGGGCGACCTGGGCGAAGAGCTGGATGAGCGCCGGTGGTACACCGATCGCCTGCAGCTTGTCGAAGAGTTTGCCGTACAGTCCCTTGTTCCGGCGGTCGATGATCTCCTTCGCGTTCGGCCACTGCATCCGCTCGAGGAGTTCTTCCTGGTCGATCGCGTTCGCCTTGAACATCTCCCGGGCCTCCTCCCTCCTCTGGACCTCGGAGACGGGCATCGTGGAGCCGGTGACGACGGACAGCTTGGCGGGGATGATCATCTCCTGGCCGGTGTACTTCTCCACGCGGTCCTCGCCTGAGGCATCGCGGAAGGCCACGAAGCGCTCCTCGGTGTAGAAGTTCTGGACCATGCTGATGAACATCCTGCCCCGTTCGCGGATAAGACGGGATATGGACCTGATCTTGCCCCGCTTCATCGTCGCGGCACGCTCGAGCAGTACGGCGATCGCCTTGTATGCGATGACGTCCTTGCCCTTTGTCTGTGCCTGGTCGAGTTCGAACGAGCCGGATATGCGGAAGAAGAGCTCCTTGAACAGGTCGATGGCCGCAATGAAGTCGACGGCCTGCTGCGGGTTCTCCATGAAGCGGATCGCCTGCGCCTCCTGTGAGTTCACGGGGTTGATAATCCCGTTGATGTTCGTGAATTCCGTGTTCATCACGCCCGAGGTCTTCGGGTTGATGACCTTGCGCCGGACCGCCCTGTCCTTGTCAAGGGCGAACTGGCTGATCGCCTTGTCGAGCTCGATGTTGAGCTGTTCGAGCTGCTGGACGTCGGCCTCTCCCCAGGCGTTCGACGTGTTCTTCACGCTGTTGGCGCCGTAGAAGGGGAACCGGTTGTAGAGGTACGTCCGGCGGGCCAGCTTTTCCGGCAGGTTCTGGCGGATGTTCGGGTTGTTGCGGTCCTCGAGGACCACCTTGCCGTCGTTGCAGGTCAGGATGTAGCGGATGTTGCCGGTGTACTTGGGTACATCCTCCTGGATCTCCTCTTCGTCCCCGTTGTCTCCCTTGACCTTCTTCGACCTCTTGGCGAGGGTGTAGTCCTTGCACCAGCACTCCACCAGGAGCACCTGCTCCTCTCCCGGCTCCGTGGCGAGTCCCGCCTTGCTCATGAGCTTCGTGACAACCGAGTTGATACGGGTCCGGAGGCCTGTGCCCGTGGACTGGCCGGCCTTGGAGTTGATCTCGCGCCTCTCAGCTCCCAGGGCGTCGTCGTACTCGTCCGTGTCGGGGTTGATGTGATCGGCGAAGTCGGGGTACCTGCGACGTGCCTCCCGGACCGGCATGAGATGGTAGAAGAGAACCGCCTCGCGCGTCTGGAGCTCCGATATGTCCGTCAGGTCCAGCGGCCACCACCCGAAACAGTAGGGGTCGACGATGACCGTCTTCGCCTCGCCCGCCTCGTCCTCCGCCTTGTCGTCGAACGTCATCTTCTCGATGGTGATGCCGTAGTCCTCGTTGTTGATGGCGGACGTCTCGAGCTTGTCCTGCTGCTCCGTCTCGTTCCACCAGTTCTCAGCGATCTTCGGAAGGATGGAGAATCCCCTCTTCTGTTCTTCGCTGGGCTGGCCCACGAGCAGGGCGTTGAACGTCGGGTTGTTGTCGGTGAGCTCGTTGACCGTGCGCGTCCGGTGGTCCTTGATGAGGTTCGCGGTGATGAGCGGGACCTTCTTCGATGGACGCCGGCGCCAGTGCTTGCCGTGGACGAGCTCGTGGTTGCGGGTCCAGATACCGTCGGGACCGGTGAGGCCCAGATTCTCCTTGTCCGTGATGATGGCGTCGAGGATCTTGAAGACGGTAGGTCCGACGTCCTTGTCACCTTCCGGCGGTATCAGGTTGTAGTTCTTGTCGGCCACGGTTATTTACCCTCGCCTTTGCCGGCGGCTTCGGGGTCCACTGTCGGAGGGTTGTCGCCTTCGTAGGCCTCAAGTTTCGCCTGAAGCTCGCCGATGGTCGCGTTCGATTCCTCCACCTTAGCCTGAAGCTCGGCCTTGAGGCCCTCCAGGGCTGCCAGGACCTGCGCCTCCTCCTCGGGGGTGACGACGGAACCGGGGATCTCGATCAGGATCATTGTCGGGCTTGTCCCGTACTCGCAGTAGGCCTTTGCCGTCGTTCCGCCCGGCATGCCTTCACATTCGTCGGGAGCCAGAGAAAACCCGTTCTTCCCCGAGTCGTACCTCATGACTATCTTCATTTGTTGTCCCCTCCTTGCTTGCAGCTTTTCATGTGAGCCTTGAGACCGGCCAGCGACCCGCAGACCTTCCCGCACATGGGACAGGAGGGGCCCTTCTTGCCTTCTGCCTTCTTATTGGTTGCAGGGCCGGGGATCGAACCCGGGACCTCCTGGGTATGAACCAGGTGAGCCACCTCTGCTCTACCCTGCGATTCCTTGATCTCTTCTCTCTTTGGCTCCTTTTCCGGTACCCTGTACTCCCCTTTGTCCGTCCTGATCACGTCCCCGGGGTAGGCGACCGCCTTGCCGTGGCATATGGGACAGAACATGGCCTCATGGCCGAAGCCGGGCCTGAAGGGTACAGGAAAGCCGTGCAGCGGGTCGGGAGACTTGAACATCTCTGTCTTCAACGGAAGGTTCAGCTCCTCAATGTACACCGCGGCTATGATCTCCTGGCACACCGCACACCGCACGAGCACCCTGCCCTCGCCGGGGACGATCAGGTCGGTGATCCTTCCATCTGTGTCAATGTCGAACGCGGGTATCACTTGCTATCCTCCACCGTGCTTTTTGTCCCGGCCCGGGACAGTGCCTCCTCGTAGGCGTCATATTCATCAAGGGCGCCCTCTCCCCCGGGATGGAAGGCCTTCGGCGTCTCAACGGGCTTGTCCTGCGTCATGCGGCCCATGCGGAAGCCGATGCGGACACAGACGATGCAGAAACCGCCGTACAGCAATCCGAAGACCAGGCCTATCATGGTGTCGATATTCACGCTATCCTCCTAAGAACGGGCCCACTATCGCGTAGCCCACGAGCCAGATGCCGGCACATGTCAGTGCTATGACGGCCAGCAGACCTATGATCGCGGCCACCATCGACAAGAGGACCACCGTCTTACTCCACAGTCGAGATAAAACCATCATGGCCGAACCTCTCCTCCTCGTCATTGAGACCGTACAGCTCATAGAGCGCGTCGACGGAGGCCTCGCTCTCCAGTTTGTCCACGCGGGCAGCTGCCAGGTTGGGGAACTGGAGCTCCGTCGGGAGCTGCATGGCAATGGGGCGGGCGTTGCAGATGAGCTTCGTTTCGTCATAGACGTGGTCCTCGAGGTCCGTGTCGACGTCCTCGGGGTTGTTCACATCCGTCTGCAGGACAGGGATGGTCCGTATGAAGTGCTCACACGTATTGTAGATGAGCATCATGGGCCGTTCTTCCGGTTTTACCCGCAGGCGCTCACGGAACTGCCTGATACCGAGCTCACGGTTTGGGTCGCCGGGGATACAGTAGAGGCCCTGGCCGGCGAACACCTCGGATGTAGACTTCGCCTGGCCCCCGCCCTTGTAGTCTGGTTTCTTCGAAAAGCAGTCCGGAGACAGGATCCGCGTGATGGGTCTTCCGGCAATCATCGATCCCTGTTCACGCCGAATGATGCCTTCCGCGATTTCCGAGTCATTCAAGCGCATTCCTTCGTTCGGTTTACCACTCCAGCCGTACCACTCCATGAAGCGGTAGAGGCGCCCGTCGTTGTCCACCCACCACCAGCCGATGGAGAAAGGAGCACCGAAACCCCAATCCATCGTCATGTAGATCATGGCGTTCGCGGGAATCGGCATCGGATTGATGATGTGGTGTTCCTCGGAGAGGTTGAAGGCCTGGCCGATGAAGATGTCCCAGCGACCGAAACGGTAGGCCTCGTACAGGTGCTTGGGGAGAGCCTTCAGGCGGACCTCGTAGAGCGGGTCGTTCGTTTGCAGCTTCGTGTTGTCGTCAAGCCTGGCGGGAATGAAACAGCGCGTCAGGCCCGTCTGTGTATCGCGGTAGATCATGAATGGCTTTTTCCGGTCGATGAACCTGTCCTTGACCCAGAAGTGGCCGACGCTGCCCGGGTTGCCGGAAGCCCTGACGCGGACCGGGACACCTTCGGCGGACCGTGCACAGGAGAACATATACAGGTAGCAATAGTCCGTTGCCCAGTTGGTGAGCTCGTCGAAGCCGATCCAGGTGTATTGATGCCCCTGGTAACGGTGGACGTCCTTGTCTTTCTCGAGGAAGCGCATCTTGAGGGTCGCGCCACCCGGGAACGTCCAGGTCCTCTTCGTCTCCGAATACACGGCGCCCAGGAGAGGGTAAAGTTGCCGAGACCGGAACACCAGCTCCTCCAGCTCAGAGAAGCTCCGGCGGAAGAGAATACCCTTGTGGGCCTCGCCGTACCGAATGCCGTCAAGGAAGTCAATGAGGAGATAGTCCGACTTGCCCCCGCCCTTGGCTCCACCGTAAAAGAGCTCAAAGACCGGGGAACTGAGGGCTATCCTTTGCTTGGGCTGGGGCTCCCAGCCTGGGACTCGAGGTAAGCCTCGACCTGCTTCTTCCATTCTTCCTCGCTCAGTTTCGTGGGGATGAGAACAAGACCACCCGTGGGTAGCGGTTCGCCGTCCTTGCCGACGAGTTCATGAGTGCTCTTTTCCCGCCACCTTCCCGGATCCCTGTTCTTCAAATAGAAGATGATCGCCGTGGTGTCCGGTGCCACGCTCTTCGTGACCTTCTTCGTGACGGCGATGATAGCCTTGCCGGTCTTCGGGTCCTTGAGCGCCTTGCCCGTGATCGAATTGTAGAGGGGTTCGCGCGTGGTCTCGATGTACTTGTAGCCCATAGCGCGCTTCAGAAGGCTGTCCTCGACGGTGTGGGTGTTCCAGGCGTCCTTGCCTTTTTTTACTGCTACAGAAAACTCTTCGTGGTCAATCATCCATGCGCGGATCGTCTCAACGGAAACATCGAACACTTTCGCAAGGCCCTTGTGGTCCATCGGATAATTCGTGCACAGGTAGAGAGCTTTCTCCGCGAACTTCACGTCATACTTGCTCGGTCTCCCACCCGGGTGTTTTTTAGGGGAAGGAGCTTTTGACCCCTTCCCCTTGCCGGAAACAGGAGGTATCGATGAACGTTTAGCCATGTCAATAACAGTGTATCGGCGCTAAAACAGGGTGTCCACCCGCATACCGCGCGAAAAAACGGGAAAATGCGGAATAGTGCAGAAAGGATGATTTTTTTACGATGCGCGCTCCGATTCCAGCCAGTTCACAAAGGAGCTTGTGACTATTCTCCGGCCTTTGCCCTTGACCACGGTCTCCACGGAAATGATGCCCTCGTCGATCCACCGCTGGACTGTCCGAGCCCCGTGTTTCTTGCTGAGCCTGAAAACAGCGGCCGCCTCCTGGAACGTCATCAGCGTGGTGTTCGGGATGTCCGGATAGTCGCTCATAGTGCCCTGTACCCCTCGACGAGCTGCTCGATGGTGTCGGCCATGGTCATCCCGTCAATGGCGAAGACGAGTATCTCCTTGCCGCCGGCAGAAATGCGATGGGGGAAATACTTCTCCGCGTTGACTCCGAGCCTGGACTGTTTCGCGTCCATGAGAAGGGTCACCTCGGGTCTTTCCTGCGCGTCCCGGACATAGATCTGCTTGCCGTCGTTCGAACCGCCGATGAAGAGACACTTCATGAGGTACCTCCGGATCCTATGCTCAACAGCAAAGCTATTGCTTCCTCAGTTGCCGCAGCACGTTCGTTCATCAATAGCACCACAAGCTCCTGCGGCGTCAGCACCACCAACTCGAGCCGGTATTCCTTGCAACCATCGGGAAGGTCTTTTTCGGTCACTGCATTGGAAAACTTGTCGGAGATGAGGCCGCTTATAATACTGAATAACCGCCGCCCTTTATCCTCTATTTGCCCCGTTGCTGGGTACACAACAGATCTCGCACATAGGCGCCTTGCGTCTATCGCCCTTTTGAAAGCAAGTTCCCGGTTCTCTCTGAACATTTTATTTTCCATTGTTCACCCATTCTTCGCCGTTCCAGACTTTGCCGTATTTCTCTTTCATGACGAAGGCAAGCCAGAGTTGTTCCTGTGTGTCAAATATGTTTGTGGGATGCGCTCCATCTTTATAGTTGGAATACGAAAAGCGATAGAGAGATTCATGCACAACGATTCTGCTTTCCCTTCCCCCTCGACCCACAATCATCTCCTGCAACTGGTCTTGCCTCCACAGGGGAACAATGGGTTTGCTTACGGCTTCCTCTGAATCACCGGGGATGTATATGTTCCGGTCTTTGTCGCTCTCAAGCGAGATAATGATTTCATCATTGGTCTCGCCTATTCTTTCCCTCAAACTTTTAGGCGACCAAAGCAGGATACTCACCCGGTCAGTGACATAATCATAGATAAATAGCGGTCGTAATTGTTCAGCATTTGCCTCAAAGTAGTTGTACAAATCTGGTATTGCCTTCTCGCACATCTTGATATATTCGGGTGTTGTGTCCATCATTCCTCTCCTACCCCAGAAACTCCACTCTCGCTCCGAGGCGCGAGATGGTCAGCCGGTATGTCACACAAAAAAGGTCGCCGGGCAACATCACTATCGGACGGGGGAACTTCCTCATGCCGATGAGTTTACGTCCCTGACGCAACTTAACCCATTCGATAGACACGTTTTCGTTTACCTCGAACTCGGCCCGATCAGTCGTGGTGATGTCTGTCATCAAGGGGCCATAACCTTCCAAGAAATGCTCCGCCGCCTCCTTGCCGAGCTTGTCGACTTCAATCCAGTATTTCATTTTCCTTTCTCCTCCAGCACCGCGATCGCCACGGTTTTATACAGCCATGTGATCACCGTGTCTGGGACCGTTTCATGCGGTATGTCCACACTCACCCGGACCGTCCCGTCAGCGAGGTTCATGATCTTCGAGACGACGCCGGTGGTTGCCTGAGGCTGGTCGGCATCTTCCGTTTCGGCTTTGTTATCACCATTAAACACCTCTCTTAATTCTTCCCCGGCGAATAGACCCTCTTTGCCATTGTCAAACTTCAGCGTATACCATCCGTTTTTTGCCCCTGCATATGTCAGATCCACGAGTACGCCGGTCTTCCCCTTAAGGGGGGATTTTCCAATAACCAAGAATTTGCGTTGTTCGTTGCCGATCATGCCAGTTTCACCTTCGCCGCTCCGGCCAGGACAACTCCGGTCGGCACGTCTACCTTCTTCCGGTCCTCTCCGGTATCGACCATCTGTGAGTAACCTACCTGATACACCCCATGGGGTACTTGGCCGCGTCCGCAACGGACGTACTTGTCGCCCCTCTTCCTGACCAGCATGCCGTCCTTGACGGCTTTCGATATCTTGAGACTCATACCACCCTCTCCGCCGCTTCCCGGACCTGACTCAGCACATATGCCGCCTGGAGATTTTTCTTGTTCTTTTTGAGCTTCCCTGTCTTTTTCAGCTTTCCGTGATAGGCTATATGCTCCGAACGTGATGAAAACAGGCGAAGGTTAAAGGGTCCGTTATTTGCTGGGTTGCCGTCACAGTGATGAACTACCTCGCCAGAGACAAGAGGGCGGCCCAGCATTTTCTCCATCGTAACGATGTGTTCGAAAACATATCCTGTTTTGTCGGCTCTAGGATGGTCCGGCATCAGAATAAGGCCATATCCAGCCGACATGTTATATCTTCCTCCCTTCCAGCGGGGATTCTTCTCTCCTCGAATTCTGTCACCGCTTTGTCTATTCCGTGCAATAGTCATTTCTCTGTTCAAGCAACCACAAGATTTCGATTCACCCCTTCTCAACACATGCCCGCGCACAAAGGCCTTTTTCCCACACTCACACTCGCATAGCCAGACCCATTGTTGGTCCTTTGTTTTATGACTGGGTTTAATCGCCGTAAGCCTCCCAAACCTCTGACCAGATATATCCTTCAAATTACCCCTCCTTCAACGCGGTATGAATTAAATATGCCGCGTGCTGCTCCGGGCTGCGATATTCAGCCTTTGCCTTCTCTGCAAGGGCCGTCTTGATCTCCGGCGGCAAGACAATGACCAGGAATGGCCCTTCACTGTAAAGTTGCAGAAGCACGGTTTCGTCCTCTTTGGTAATCGTCGGTGGCACCGGAGGAGGCGCTGGCTTCTTGTCCCCTACCTCTTCCGGTCTCGGAGTGCTCACCTTCTTTGACACGGGCTTCTCCTTCTTTTCCACGGTCAGCATGTTGTCAGCCCTGATCCTCTTTGCCACCTCGCGGGGATCCTCGCCCTTCAGATGGCGGCATTTCATATACTTCCGATAGGTAATACCGTATTCGGTCTTAAAATGCGTGGCGCAAAGACCGATAAAAGCGCCAATCTTCGTGCAACCTTCACTCTTACATTGCGGATTTCTTGACATGATTGGTTCCTCCTGTTTCGATTTACACTTTTCCGCCGTCTTTTTCTCAGCGATGATGGCCCGTTGCGCCAGTTCTGCAATATTTCTGGAATAATCTGCACTGGATTTTACAACTGACTCGCCCACCTGTATTGGACTACTTCCTGGGCAGAAAGCCGCGGCAAATGTCTCGCCTGCCTTCTTCTCCTCGGGGGGTGTCGTGTCCTTCGTGATCTCCATGAACGGCCACCGCGCCGGCTTGCCCACCACCGCATAGTTCCCGCAGCCGCAGTGGTACTCTACCGGGGAGTTTGCCCGGCCGGTGATGACCTCGACGGAGTTGCCGTGCATGCAGCGGGAGCAGATCGGGCGGCGGGTAAGGAGGAGCTGGACGGCGGGTTTGGGGTCCATCAGGCGGCCACCATCTGACTAAACGCCTCATAATGCCAGTATTTCGGCGCTCCCCTTACCTTCCTGTCCTCCTCCCGCTTCTTGTACTCCACGCCGATGAAGACGAACTCCGGGTACATTGCGGCCGCCACCTTGATCTTTACCCGGGCGTCGTCCTCCCAAAAGCCCTTCGTCTCGTGCAGCTCGATGTGATCATCGAAGGTGACGACGAAATCCGGGGTGTAGAACGTGTTCGCCGCGAGCCGAAGTTTCATGGCCTCAAAGCGGTAACCCACGATCTCGCCGCGGCGCTTACGCTCCTCGAGAACTTCATGCGCATACTGTTTCTCAAGAGAGCCCATGCTCCCGGGCACGGGTTTCGGTCGTGGTCTAATCCGGAATCCTTTCACCCCTCCACCCCCTGCCGCGGCCGGAAGTGGCCCGTCTTCTTCCCGCTGAATATGTCCTGGATGTCCTGAAACCGCCGCGGCTCCATCTGTCCGCAGTAGACGACGATGGTGAGGTCCCCTTTCCCGGTCCAGTCGGTCTTGTCCTGGATCCGGTAGCCGATGACCTGGCCGGGCTGCAGTTCCCTGATCTTCTCCTCGAGCTCGGCGAGGAGGCGGGGCGGCTCGGGGGCCGGTTCCTCTGCTTGTTTCCTGTGCTCCTCCTCCCGCTTGTGGTACCCATCCAGAAAACTGAATACGGCACTGATCCCTTTCATACCTTGCCCTCCTTGATCAAGCTTTGAGCCTTTTTGAAATATCCTTGTGCGCGGGTCATGTGGTGTTTCTGCTTCGGGATGTCGTCAGCCTCGTGCGCCTGTTCCATCAGGGTGATTTCCTGCTTGATCGCACGGGCATACTTCCACTGCTTTGTCGTAATCTCGTCGAGGGTTACTTCCTGTCTGTCTATCCATGCCAGCAATTCCTTGAAAAGCAATTATTCCACCTCCAGTTCGGGTATGAAATCATCTTCGGGTGGGGGCGGCGCAAACATCGACTGCGGACCCCTGCGCACCGGCGGGCCGTCCGTCCTCTTCGTCAGGATCTTGTGGCGGACCATGCCGAGGCGGATGTGGGATGCCCGGACCATCTGCTCACCGTGCTGCTCGTAGACGATGGTCACGGCCTTGCCGTGCTCCAGGTTCGGGTCTGTCGGGTCGATGTAGACGGCCAGGGGAGATCCGTTCTTTCTCCAGATCGTCGCGTTCGCCCGGAGGTAGTCGTGTCCCGCCCCCGGAGTCTTGTGGATGATGGAGTCGATCAGTTTCCTGATCTCGGCGTGGGTGAGCACCTGCTCGACCTCATTCCTCTCCTGGAGTTTGCGGCGCTGCAGTTCCACCCCGACCCTGACCTCCTTGTACTTCCGCAGGTACCGCATGAGGATGGGGTATGTCAGTTTGATGACCTCCGCCTCCATCATGTCGTTGAAGGAGTTGACCATATCGTCGTCGGTGAAGCGGCCATCGATTTTGTCGAAGATCGCCTGGGCCGTTGGTTTCGTCGAAAGGTCGCTCACGTTCATGAGGCTGCAGAATTCCCTGACCTTGGCCTTGTAAAGTTCCTTGTTCACGATACCTCCTTACCAGTCATAGGCGTTTGACGGGTCATGCTCCGGCTCCTGCCAGTCGTGCCATGCTTTATTTTTCAGAAAGCGAATCGGGTCTTTCGCAAATCCTTCAACCGCCTGTCTCGATGCGGCGTAGTTTTTCACACCGGCAAGAATTTGCTCACGTTCCCCATTCTTGAACCGCTTGCAGTATTCCCGGCATTGATCTTTGCCGATCTTCTTTCCGTTTCTCCCTGGGTAGATATTCCAGAAGTCATTAAAAAAGGAATCGAAAGAGGGGTCGGGTGCACATATATGTTTCTTCTTCTTTTCTTTATCTACTTCTTCTTCTACTTCTATAGCGGTAGGCCCCTCGGTAGCCCCCTCGGTAGGGGCCTCTGTAGGTGTGCGGTCTTGTTTTGCCTTCTTTCGTGATACCCAATTACTTGCAATTACATCGAATTTCGGTGATTTCAGGTAGACGTAGTTACCTTCAATTTTAAAGAGTATCCTTCCCCGTTCTGAATAGAAGTTGAGAAGTTTCGGAACTTTTGTTGAGGAAAGTCGGAGATTTCTTGCGACAAACTTGAGAGAAAGTCTCAAAAAGCCCTCTGAATCGAGGTGGTGATACTCCTCCGCGTAGAGTTCCAGGAGGATAAAAAAACTTGAATATCCGGCATGGCCAAATTCGTCCATCGCGTCGGAAAGATCGGGATCATCGTGCGAAGCCGTTGAATGTTTAAACCACTCCATTACGCTCCTTCTCTTCCCTCTCCACCAGCGCCAAATTCCCGCATGCCGGGCACCTGTAGTACCAGTACCAGGTGGTCGGTCTTCCTTTGAGCATCGGGACCTGTTGATCTTTTTCCAGACAGACAGGACAGAGTTCAACCTTGTCGGATGCCATTACAATGCGTTCCTCATCATGCTCCTGTGCCGGGCCCGCCGGATCCGGCGCTCTTTCGGGGATCGGGTGTGAACGGATCCGGACGCACTGTCAACCATCCTGTCTTCCCGGTGAAAGACCCCTTTCAGAAAGTTGATCGCCCCCAGGGAGAAGACGGGCTTCGACCTCTCCAGCCGTTCTCTTTTGTCTCGCCAGTAGCTCTCGTTGAACATGCCATGTCCCCCTATATTTCCAGCCCATCTCTGAGGCCCGCCGAGAATCCCACGAGTCCCGCGAGCCTGCGGTTCAGGATGTGGATCGTGTTGGTCATGGGAGAAGCACTCTCGCGGTCAGGCCCCAACAAGGCTTCCTTCTTGTTCCTATCCTCTCCTCCCGGGGTCTTGGCGACGGGTCGCGATACGGGGTCCAGCCTCTGCGCGAGAGCGTGGAGTTCTTCCTCAAGAACGCTTATCATCTTCGTCAACTCATCAACCGCCTGGTTGATGGCGGGCTGTTTCTTTGCTGAACAAGATCCTGATTCCATATATCCTCCTTTGTTTTAGTTGGCGCGGGGCAGGGATTTGAACCCTGCATAGAGGTCTAAGGGACTCGAACCCTCTAAGTAACGAGACCGTCTTTACAGACCACAGGAGCTTTTCCTGCTCTTACTCTGTGTCCAAGGAGCGACCTTGCGTCTACCCATTTCGCCACCCGCGCCATTACTTATCCTCTCTGTCCTTCTTAAGCGCCAGCACCAGCAGGCCCTTGTGCTCCTGCAGGCACTCCTTCGTCACCTTGTCCGGATCCTTGCCCAGATCCATAAGGGCCTGTCGCAGGACAACAACTTCCTTGGCAGGATCCAGGACCACTTTCTTGATGGTTCGCTCGAAACCGAGGTCGTCGGCAAAGAAGTTAAGGTAGATATCACCCCGCCCGGTGATCCTGCATATATCCCTCACATCCTTGGGTCTGAAGTGTTGGTCCCCTTTTGGGTTGAGGCATTTAGACAACCATTCTTTTGCCCTCTCGACCTTGAACTTCGGGCGAAGCATGCAGGCTATCTGTTTGCGGCTGTAACGATGAATGTTCGTGTCGATCATAAACTCGATGGCTTCTAACTCATCGATTGGTTGATCCATAGAGTTTCCTCAACTTAGTTTTGTTGCAGGGTGCCGATGTCGCGGCGATAATAGAAACATGAATTACTGCTCGTCACTACCACACAGAACCTCGATTGACGCGCCTAGTTCGTTGGCTATCTTTTGCAGGACAGAGAGCGTGGGGTTGATGTTCTTCCCCGCCTCGACCTTGGCGATCATTGACCGGTCTATGCCGATCCGGCCTGCCAGTTCTGCCTGGGTGAGCTTCTTGGCCGTTCGCAATTCCTTCAGTTTTGTTCCTATCATGTTCTTAGTATTCACCCTGGGGGTGTTCTTGTCAAGAACTTTCTTTCAGATGACGGTTCGGGGAAAATGTGTACAATAGTAACATGGACTTAGACACCAGCGCGCACGACAGCGAGAGGCTGTCGATCAACGACCAGCTCCGGCAGACGATCCGGGACCTCCGGAAAGAAAAGGGATGGAGCCAGGACAACGTCGCGGACAAGCTGGAAATGAGCCGCAGCAACTACACGAAGATAGAGATCGGGGTTGTAAAAGAGATCAAGTCAAAGCATTTGGCGCGGCTGTGTGACCTCTACGGAGTAAACTTCGAGACCCTGAGGTACGGTGCCCAGCAGCAATCGGGCCCGAGCGCTTCCAATCCCGAAACACAGGTGTACATCACAAAGCTCGTGGACATACTGAGCTCCAGAGACCGCGAGTCCATAGAGGCCATCAAGTCCAATCTTGATGCTTTCCATTCAGCCATGACAGCAAAGGCCCGGGTCGACGAGCTCCAGGCCGTCGTAACAGAGCAAAACGAAAGGCTTACCACCCTGGAGCAGCTCATTCGGCATGACGGCACTAAAGGAGAACCCAAGCCGCCAAAAGTGCGCGGCTCCTCCGTGTCGTAGATGGGGCTACGACGAGGGAATGCAGCGAGCCGCGGGGGAGCGTAAGGGGGGAAAGAAGTGGGAGGCTTATCCGGCTCTATTTATCATCCGAGCCCGACCTCTACCTGGTCAACGATGCCCAAGGTCGGGTCCTCTATTGCAACGATAGGTACAGGGATCTGCAGGGAGATATGGTCGGCAAATCCTGTTTCACCCGCGGACACCCCGACGAGATCCAATATAACAGAATGTGCCTTCAGGCCTTGCGGGACGGGACCCGAAGGGAATTTATGACGCTACTCCACGGTACGACCCTCAACGGGGATCCTCTCACCTGTCGCTGGCACATCCGAGGAATCTACTATAAGGGACGGCTCATCAGGGTAGAGGTTCGGGGCTGGGAGTTGCCGGGACCTCGGGTGTATCCGCTCGAGGCCCACGAGCCATGAGCTCCGCGGCTGTCCTTGTTTTCTTCCTTGCCATCATCGGCGGCACCCTGCTCTTCCTGAAATACTTGCCCCGCCTTGCCCGTAAGGTTTCATTGGGGAATCCCGCGGTAAAGGCCCTCGTCACCTGGCCCCGCGTCATCCTGAAATATGCCGGAGCCCTCGTGGCGCTCTGTGCTCTCATTGCAGCCGTCTACCTCATAATCATCGGCCTGTTTGCCCTCGTCACGGCCGGTCTCGGAAAACCTGACTAAGAACACCCTTCCGTGAGCAACCGTTTCTCTCTTAAGCCGCGTCCGTGCTAAACATCACATTTTTTTTCAGAATGTTCTTGACAAGAACACTATGATAGTGAATACTAGGAACATGGCATTCACATCATCCAGTACCAATCAGGAACGGGGCACGCTGCGAAGCGGGATCATGATGGCGACGCGCAACCCGGCGGGAGTAGGAAACGTAGCGAAGAGCCGCCATGCGCCCTCGGCGATCTTGGCCCCCCACTTCTTAAAGATGGGGATAGCGAAATCCGAAACGGGATCGGGAAAGGACAGAGCGAGCGCCCGTCGGCTGGCCAGTGAGATGCGGAGAATATCCGAGCCGATGACGGGGGAGGACGAGCGCATACAGCCCGTGGGTGAAAGCACCCGTTCCTGCATTTTAATTAAGGAGGCCTGCATGAGGCGTTTTCGTCTTACCAAGCATCAAGTCAAATGTTTAGAGGCATACGCGACGGCCACACAGGTTTCGCGCGAAGAGTACCTCGCACATCTCAAAACTCGCATGAACCGCTCATTGCCCGACGAAGACGAGCCCCAGATCCCGGAGCCGGGGAGGAGATAGCCATGACGAAGAACACCCGTGACCTCATAGGCAGTGTCGGCGCCATTCTCCTCGTCCTCGCCGCGGCGCTATTCGCCCTTATCAAGATGATGGACTGGCGCATCGCCCTGAAATCCGTTTCCTACGTGGTCATCGACGCTCTCATGGTCGGCTTCATGATCTGTTATGCGATGGTGAACCTGTGAAAATACCACCCACCTTTATCCCCGTAAGCACCCCGTGTTCTACCCCCGAAGGGACGGAGCGCCGGCGACACCCGGTTAACGCTCAGGGCGCTCCGTCCTGCCCCGTGAAGAAGAAAGAAGGAGGAACCATGCCAGAAGATAGAGCAATGACCTATGAAGAATGGGAGGCGGAAGGGATTCGCCTCTTTGGCTCCGACAAGATGAAATGGCGGTTCAAGTGCCCCTCGTGCGGCTATGTGGCCAGCGCACAGGACTGGATAGATGCGGGGGACGAGAAACACACGATGATAGCCTTCTCCTGCATCGGTAGGCTCACGGGGAGCACGAAGAAGATGTTCGACAAGACGGGCGGACCCTGTAACTACGCCGGCGGCGGCCTCTTCGGACTCAACCCCGTCAAAATCGTCCTTAAGGGAGAGATACACAGCTTCTTTGAGTTCGCACCCCCAGAGGCAACCACGGCGCCGTCACCGACAAACGACGGGAAAGGAGGCTCATTGAAATAGCCTTTCACAATGTGGACGGGGCCCCGGGCTCAGAGGGCTTGTCACCGTGTCGGAAATACGGGGCCCCGTGAATTAACAGGAGGTAACCCATGTCAATGCAGTTTTCAGGAAAAATATCGGGAGTCCTATTAACGGAGACGTCGATCCCCTCCGGGGAACGGGGGGAAATTATGAAAATCATGCACACAGCAGACATCCACAAGAAGAATCAGCCGCACGTCCTGGCGGATATCATCAAATGTTGCGACTTCTTCATCGCCAGGGCGATCGAGGAGAAGCCGGACCTCATCGCCATCGCCGGCGACCTCTTCGACGAGGGCGTCCAGCTCGGCAGCCCGGCGAGTCTCGCGGCGATCGAGTTCGTCTACAAATGCGGCAACGTGGCGCCGACGATCGTCATCAGGGGAACCACCAGCCACGACGCCGAGGGCAGCATCAACGCCCTGGCGAAGCTCAGAACCGCCCATCCTACCTACGTTACTGACAGGCTTGAGCAGATCGCCGTCACGAACGTCTACGGGGACCGCCACATGGTGAGAATCGAGGAGGATGGAATAATAGCTCACGGAGCCGTTGCCATTATCTCAACGCTCCCCTCCATCAACAAGGCCACCCTCATGGCAAACCTTTCCGGATCCGTCACCGACACGAGCCGCGAAACCATCGACCTCGTCCGCGACGTCCTGCAGGGATGGGGAGTCATCAACGAACAGGCGAGGGCTCTAGGCGTCCCCACCATCCTCATCGGTCACGGCACCGTGACGGGCTCTCAGCTGTCGACGGGTCAGACCATGGCCGGGAAGGACCTTGAATACACGACCGGGGATCTTCACCTGGCAAAGTGCGACCTCTACTGTCTCGGCCATATCCATAAACGCCAGGAATGGGGGAACATCTTCTATTCCGGCAGCATCACCCGCCTCAACTACGGCGAAGCAGAGGAGAAGGGTTTTTACATCCATGAGATCACAGACGGCACCCTCTCCTCTCGCTTCGTCGAAACGCCGGCACGGTCGATGCGTACGAAGCGCCCCGAAGGTCTCCCTGGTGTCGAGGTCGTCGAGGACGTCCAGCAGGGCGACCTCGTCAGGATCGTCTACGAGGTAGCGGAGGCCGACATCGGCAAGGTCGACGAGCAGGCCATCATCGACGCGGCCATGGCAAAGGGCGCCGCGGAGGTAAAGATCGAGAAGCAGATCATCCCCACGGTCCGCGTCAGGGCCGAGGGCATCAGTCGCCTCGGCAGCCTCGAGGAGAAGCTCCTGAAATGGGCCGAGACCACCGGCCAGGGCATCACCGCGGAGATGAGCGAGAAACTCTCTGTGCTCGAGGAGACGGAAGACGTGAATGAGATCCTCCACGAACTCTACACGGAAACCGTCTATTGTCATGCCTGCAGCAAGGCCGGCGGGGCTGACATGCCTATATACCATGCCCCGCCCGCATGTCCCGATGTGCCGATAGCAGCGGAAGGAGGCAACTCATGAAACCAATTCAACTCACGCTGAAAGGTTTTAAAGGTATAAAGGCGGGCATGGGACTTGACCAGATTACGCTGGACCTCGAACAGCTCCCACCGGGAATAATCGTGCTCTCTGCCCCGAACGGCACGGGGAAGACCACGATCATGGACTCGTTGACCCCGTACCGCCTGATGCCTTATCGCGCCGGCAACACGTACCGGCCCACGGGATTCAGCTACTACGACCACACATACGGCGACGCGGCCAAGACCTTCCTCTTCGAGGTCGACGGGGTGACATACAAGTCAAAGGTCCTCATCGACACGGACCGTAAGAAGGCCGAGGCGTACCTGTACACCTGGCGCGACGACCCCGACCCCGCAACCGGGCGGGAAGGGGAATGGGACAAGTACCCGGGAATCGACGGCAAACTGGAGACCTATGACCGCGCCGTCGAGGAGGTCCTCGGCAGCCCTGAGCTCTTCTTCACCAGCATCTTCCGGGCACAGAACGCGAAGGCCCTCAGCGACTACAGCAAGGGCGACATCAAGGACCTCTTCGTCGAGCTCCTCAACATCTCACATTTGCAGGCTATAGGCGAGAAGGCTCGCCGCGTGAAGCAGGAGCTCGCCGGCAAAGTGGAGATCCTCATGGTCGACCGCAAGCGCCTGCAGGACACGGTGGCCAAGGAACCGGAGACCTGCAATGACATCATCCTTGTCCAGGCTGACATCAGCTGCATCGACGGCGAGATCACATCATATGAGCAGGAGATCATTACCCTGCAGGAAAAGGTCAACGAGCTTGACGTCAAGATCGGCCTGCAGAAGAAGGCCCGGGAAGAGGTCGACAAGATACGGGCCGAACTTAACGAGGCGAACATCAAGTACCGGACAATGTCAGATACCGCCGAGACAAAAGGAATGGGGCTCTCGAAGAAGGCGGAGGCCGCGGCGAAGAGAGCGGACACGCTGAAAGGGAGCATAACCACAGCAGAGGCTCGGGTCGCCACCCTTCCCTATCTCCGGAACCTGGCAGAGGAGAAGACAACCAAGGGCGAGGCCCTCGAGACGACGAAGACCGACATCAGGGACGTGGACGCCTCTCTCGAGGTCATGAACAGGGCCCTCAACGATATTCTCTCTGCCGACAAGACAATAGCGGAGAAGGAGTCGGACCTTAAGGCGAAACTATTCTCGCGTACCAATCTTTTGGAGAACAATCTAAAGCGAGAGCTCCAGAGGGCACAGAAGCAGGCCGATTACATCAAGTCAAGCGGCTGCCCGGTCGATAACCCGACGTGCAAGTTTATGAAGGCTGCCGTCGAGGACCGCGGCAAGATCCCCGAGCTCGAGCGTGACATCGAACTCTATAGCAAACCCGCGCAGGATGAAACGGACCTTGAAGCTGAGATCGCCGGGCTGAAGGCGCAGCGTAAGGATCCCGCAACCATCCGCGGCCAGATCAAGGCCGTAACGGACACCAAGAACAACCTCCTCCTGACTCAGAAATCCATCGAGGCGGACCTGCAGGAGATAACCAAATCTCTCGAAAGCCTTCCCCTCGCCGAACAAGCGGAGGCACAGCTCCCCGAGCTCCGGAAGCAGCTGCAGGAGACCGAGGCCGAGGTAGCTGCCTGCGAGGCCGAAGTTGCCACCTACGCAGCCGAGGCCAACAAGGAGCTCGTCGCCATCCGTGAGACCATAGGCCAGCTCAACATGAAGCTCCTCGATGCCAGTGACAACGGCCCCGACTACGAGAAACAGAAGGACGACATCCTCAAGGTGCAAGCACATTTCCGCAAGGAGATCGAGGAGGCCCGGATCCGGCAGCAGGGACATAACCAGCACCTTGGAGCCCTCGAGGAGACGCTGAAGCAGATCGACGGGGCAAAGGGCGAACTTGACACCATCGGCAGCCGCATCGGCTACCTCAACGACGAGGTCAGCCAGTGGGCCACACTGGAGAAGGCATTCGGCAACGACGGCATCATTGCCTTGGAACTGGACGACGCGGGTCCGCAGATATCCGCGATCGCCAATGAACTCCTGCAGGTCTTCGGCGGCCGTTTTGCGGTCCGCATCGACACACAGTCCGCGAAAGCGGCCGGCGGGATGAAGGAGGTCTTCGACATCACCGTCTTCGACAACCAGACCGACGAGCAGAAGAGTATCAAGCGCCTCTCCGGAGGCGAGAAGACGTGGATCGAGGATGCGGTCACGAAGGCCATCTGTATCTACAACAAGACCGCCAGCGGCCGGCAGTTCAAGACCATTTACACGGACGAGAAGGACGGGGCCCTCGACTTCGAGAAGAAGAAGGAATTCTTCGCCATGAAGCGGCGCGTTCTCGACCTGGGCGGGTACGACCGCGAGATCTGCATCACGCAGAGCCCGGAGCTCATGGCCATGGCCGACGGCGTCATCCGTCTGTCAAAGGAGAATGGCGTGGAGGTCATCACCAATGCCTGAACTCATGATAGCGAACATCGTCCGCCAGCGGCTCACGCAATCGAGACAGGTCCGGACGCAGCTCTGCCGGCACTGCGGCGAGGAGATCCTCGTCATCAAGACCCGCCTCGGCGGCCTCGTATTCCTTGACATGGAACTCAGAAAACATATCTGCTCCAAGCGCAGAAACAATACAGGAGGTAACAATGGAAGACTTTAGAGACGATCTGCTCGGAAGCGCTGACATAGCGCAGAGAATGCCCCTTCTCGGCAAGCTACGGCCCGGCATCAAGGTATTGAAATCCGGATGCACCGACCTGGACAAGGACATCTATAATCGTATGGTGGCCGAGGGCGCGCTGTGGTACGAGATTGACCGGAAGCTCGGCAACGACAAACACGGCAAGTCGAAGCTCATCCCCACCAACCAGGACTATTTCACAGTCCGGCCGTTCGATTGCAAGATCAACCCGGCAAATGCGGAGAAACTGCACACTTTGTACAATGACCCGGACGGACAGATCCGGAGCGTACCGATCGTCTTCATGTTCAACGACTGGTTCCAGAACATACCCCACAAGCTGGTGAACTGGGGCACCAACGGCGCCAAGTTCCTCAGCGACTACCGCGAGATCGACGGCAAGATGCAGAGGGTGTGCACGTCTCCCCTGCCCCGCAAACCAAAGGAACGTCCGACCCCCGGGAAAAGGCCCATGCACGTTCACGGTCCCTGCTGTCCGGAAACCTGTGAGGTCTATCAGAAAGGCTACTGCAAGCTCCACGGGTACATTCAGGGCATCATCCCCGGTACCGTCGGCGCGGGCCTCTGGAGGATCGAAACCACCTCGATCTATTCCCTTCAGCAGATCCGGCAGACCATGATGATGGTACAGGGCATCACCCGCGGTCGACTGGCCAGCCTCTATAGGGACGGGGCGCCGGTGTTCACGATCCGGAAGATCGAGGACACAATCTCCCGGGTCGACCTTGACTCCGGCGAATCCAAGAAGCAGGACCAGGACCTCATCTACCTCGACGCGAACATCGACATGGCCGAGCTCGCCCTCGCCTACCAGGAGCAGGCAATGCTCGGACGGGGTCAGCGGGCCGCGGCCGCATTGACCACCAAGATGCCGAGAGAAACCGAAGTGACGACAGCAGGCTCTCCCGTCGAGGCCCCGGCCTCAAATGAAGTCGAAAAACCGGAAGAGGCTCCTGAACCGCCTGAAACCGAGGCCTCCGACGAAACCGAAACCACCGCCGAAGGGACGCAACTGTCAGAGACGGAAGAAAAAAGCGCCCTCTTCGCTGCCATTCTCCCCGCCCTCAACGCCCTGCCTACCGCGGTGAAGATGAAGATCAGGAAGAACTACCCGAGCGACCTGATGAAGATCGACCTGGAAACCCTCCGGAGATTGGACAAAGACATCAAGGAGGCCATGGCGGCGTAACATGACGACCCACACGGAAGGGGCGCGGGTGGCCGAAAGGCAGCGGACAGATCGGACTGAGAAAACCGGTCGACAGAAATCAGGTTTGAAGGCATCAGGGGAGAAAGACCCGGGCCACGTACCTGCCCCGCGCCCCGAATAAAAGGAGGACCCATGGCACCAAAGAAACTCAGTGAAGTGCTCGACAAGAAGCCCCCGGCCCCCGTGGCGGATCCCATAGACGGCCAGGACAGCATCGAGTACCTGCCCGTCAACAAGATCGCTCCCAACCCGCAGAACCCCCGTAAAATGGACACCGACCCCGCGAGTGACGCCTTCCCGGAGCTCGTCGCCTCAGTCAAGGAGCACGGCGTCCTGCAGCCCATCATCGTCCGGCCGAGGATCAACCTCGACGGCCCGGAGAGCTACGAGCTCGTCGCCGGCGAGAGGAGATGGAGGGCTGCAACGGTCGCAGGCCTCAAGGTCATCCCCGCGATCGTCAGGGACATGGACGATAATGAGGCCTTCGAGGTCATGACCATCGAGAACCTGCAGCGGGAGGACCTCACCGAGGCCGAGGAGGCAAGGAGCTTCAAGGCCTACGTCGATGCGAAGGGCCCCGCGGCGATCGAGGACCTCGCACAGCGCTCCGGTATCAGCCCCCGCTACATCCGCCGGCGCGTCCGGGTCATGGAACTGCCCGCGAACATCCTCAAAGAATGGGAAGAAGGGAAGATCGCCTTCGGCGTCCTGGAGCAGTTGCTCAGGCTGGATCCTGACAAGGTCGAGGACTTTCACAAGCGTCATATGAAGAATGATTGGGACCTCCGCGTCGACCGTGTCAAAAGCAATATCGATGATATGGCCATCCCTCTGGGCGGTGCCCTTTTCAAGGCAAAAGAAGCCGGCTGCCCGTCCTGCCCCGCCAACAGCAAGGTCCAGGTGTCCCTCTTCGGTGATGACTTTGCAGAGAAGAAGGTCAACTGCATGAACCCCGTCTGCTTCGTCGAGAAACAGAGGGCATTTCTCACCGAGAACTGGCCGGAAACGAAGTTCGCGAAGGAATACGGAACCAACGGCTTCGCGTTCCAGGAAGAGACCGGCTACGATAAGTACGAATCTTTCTACACAGGCAAGAAGCCGTGGGAGAAATGCAGGGATTGTTCTTCCTTCGTCACGATACTCTCCCGTCGCGGACAGATGACCAACCAGACGGCCTGCGTAAACCCCCCATGCTACAGGTCACAGTCAAAGGCCAAGGAGGCAGGCAACGGCCCGAAACCGGTCAAGAACCTCGGTCCCGAGTTCCAGGACCGCTTTTACCGGGAGCGGATCCCCGAGGTGGTTAACACCATGGTCCCCTTTGATGACGGAAGCTCCCTGCGCATCGTCGCCCTAGCCCTCATCACCAACAGCGAACGCACCAGGTCCATGTTCTTTGACGACATGGGTATGAAACATGTCTACGCATGGGAAGGCCACGAGAAGATCTGGAAGAAGCTCGAGGAACTGGACAATCTCGAGCTCACGACATGGATCCAGCGTGTCTCCCTCTACCTCACCCTCGAGGACATGCAGATAGGCTCCTCCCTCAGCCACAAGCACCTCATGGCGAAGCACCTGGGCGTCGACCTCAAGACCGAGTGGCGTCTCCATGAGGACTACCTCAAGCGCAAGACCATCCCTGAGATCCTCGACCTGTGCAAGGAGTTGAAGATCCTGACGGACCCCAAGGTCGTGGAATTCGCCGCGGGTACCCTGAAAATGAAGACCGACAGGTACGACACCCTCAAGAAGAAGGACCTCATCAGGCTCATCCTCGAGAGCGGCGTCGACCTCGCCGGCAGGGTACCGAAAGAGATATTCACCACAAAGAAGGAGGCGTAAGTGCCAACAATAGGACACAAGACGGTGGAAGCGGTATCAGACAAGATCAGGATGCTCCTCTCCGAACACACAGCTGACCTGGACAAGGCCTGGCTCAAATGCGACAAGACGCTCACCATTCCGATCAGCCTTAAGTTCAAGAACGGGCCCGGCAGCGGTGACATGGAATACCAGGTTTCGCTTGAGATCGTCACAGACAGGGTCAAGACCTCCGGATCCGGCGTCGTCAACGAAAAGCAGGACGAGCTGTTCCCGAAGGAAGGACGGCCGAAGAAAGCCGTCTATCGGCCCCTTCGCTGGTTCGCCATGCCCGACTGCAGGCTTGATGCCTATAAACAGTAACCAATTTCCCGCGGCCGCGAGTATGCGCAGATCGTGTCTAAGTAATGCTTCCACAAACCCCCCCCCAACGGCCCCGAGGGGAACCGAAGCGCACGGGTCGCGGCCACGGGGCCCAAATTGAAAGGAGATGAACCATGTCAAAGAACAGGCTCATAGACCTCAACGATCACCTCTTCTGCCAGATCGAACGCCTTTCCGACGAGGACCTCAAAGGTGACGCCCTGAAGTCTGAGATCGCCCGGGCAGATGCGGTCACCAAGGTCGCCAGGGAGATCATCAGCAATGCCCACCTGGCGTTGAAGGCCGAGGTCGCCATGTCGGAAAGGGAGATCGGCAAGCTGCCGCCGATGCTTGAAGGAGGAAAGAAGCAGGATGCGGCATAACTACACCCCCGAGCAGATCCGCTTCCTGAGAAAGGGCTACCGCAAGATGCGGATACCCGAGCTTACGGTTGCCTTCAATAAGAAGTTCGGCATGGACAAGACGGAGATCGCCGTAAAGTGCGCACTGTCGAACCGCGGCTATACCTGCGGACGCCCCACGGGTAACACCAAGGGGACCTACCGCATCTTCTCCCGGGAGCAGGCGGCTTTCGTCGAGGCGAACTATCGCAACCTCGACAGGGTTCAGCTCACGGCAGAGCTGAACGAGGCCTTCGGGACCAGCTTCACCGTCGGCCAGATACGGTCTTTCACACACAACCACCGCATCAGGTCCGGCAGGACCGGCCGCTTCGAAAAGGGTAGTCATCCCTGGAACACCGGGACCAAGGGACTCACCCACCGCAACCGGACCAGCTTCAAGAAAGGCAACGTGCCGGCGAGCATCAAACCCTTGGGGCACGAGCGCGTCGATTCAAAGGACGGCTACATCCTCGTAAAGATCGCGGAGACCGATCCCTACACAGGTTTCCCTACCCGGTACAAGCTCAAGCACATCGTCATATGGGAACAGGCGAACGGTCCGGTACCCAAGGGCATGGCGGTTATCTTCAAAGATGGCGACAGGACGAATTGTGTCCTGGATAACCTGGCGCTTGTGAGCCGGGCGGAACTACTGAGACTCAACCAGGTCGGATATGCTGAGACCCCAGGGGAATTGAAGCCGAGCGTGCTGGCTCTAGCGAAACTGGAAACGAAGATGTTTGGAAAAAGAAAGGAGGTTTCCAATGCCACTTAAAAAATCAGTAGGGAATATGTATCCCTGGGTGACTCATACCCATTCCCATCTCGGCGGGGAATGTCCTCACAAGTGCGTTTACTGTTACGTGGACAATCCGCGCTTTGGCAGGCCGGAACGCTACACGGGCGAACTGAGACTCATTGAGAAGGAGTTTTCGGTCAAGTACGACAAATTCACGCTCACGAAGAACGTAGGAATGTACCCAGGCGTTGTCTTCATCGAGAACACTTCCGACTTGTTTGCCGAAAGCATGCCGATGAACTTCATCCAGCGGGTACTCGGCCATTGTCGTGAATGGCCGGAGAATACCTACGTCTTCCAGACGAAAAACCCTGAGAGGTACATTGACTATATGGACATGTTACCGAAGAACGTCATCTTAGGCTGCACCATAGAGACGAACCGTGACATCCCCGAGGTCAGCTCGGCGCCGAGGCCTCTGCTTCGATGCTCCGCAATGGCGGCTTTGGACGGCCGCAGGTTCATCACTATCGAGCCGGTCCTTGACTTCGACGTGGAAGAGTTTGCGGATTGGATCGTGACTATCGACCCCGAATTCGTGAACATAGGAGCCGACAGCAAGGGACACGGGCTTTTTGAACCGCCAATCTGGAAGGTAGATGCTCTTGTCGACGCGCTTATGGAGAGCGGCATCGAAATCCGCGAGAAACATAACCTGGAGAGGCTCAGAGAGGCCCATGCCTGACCACCCCGTCATCAACCACATCGCCTGGATCGGCCCGGACGGAGCGTGGCACAGTCGCGGCTTCCTGCCCCTGTACAACCACGTCCTTAAATGGGCAGAGGGGATGAAATGTCCCGAGACGTGCAAGCTGGCCCCTCGCTGTCACCCGATGGTGTGGGACGAGCATCACGCAGGCCATAAGCTCTGTACCCTGACGGTGATCCGGGCGGGGCTGATTAAGAGGGAGGAGTTGATATGAAAGTCTACATAGCATCGAGCTGGAAGAACCAGCACGCCGTTGAAATGCTCACGGCCACGCTCAGGGAAATGGGCATCGAGGTTATTTCCTTTGTCGACGCAGCGGTCGAGGCCGAGGGTCGCGAGGGTCTTCGCTTCGACGTCAACAAGTGGATTGCCTCAGAGGACGGCCAGAGGAAGTTTGAGTATGACACCGAAGGGGCCACAAAGTCAGACCTAGTCGTCTATATCGGCCCCTCGGGTACAGACGCCTGGGCTGAGGTAGGCGCGGCCTGGGCTTCCGGTGTCCCGATCTTCGGCCTGTGGGCAAAGGGAGAACCAGCGGGGCTCATGCGCCGGATGGTGACGTGGTTCAAGGACTATAAAGAGCTTCTCAGATACGTTGAGGGCCACAAGGGTACACTTCAGATGCTGGCCAGTCTACGGGGACCCGAAACGGGAATCCCCGCAACGGAGGTTCAATCTTGATCTTCATGGCCAGCACCAAAGTCACCGAAGGACAAACGATCGGCGAGATCATGGACCTCCTCGCCCGGCACAACGTCACCGGCATCATGACGCAGTATTCAGGAGGCGAGGTCGTGGGGCTCACGTTCAGCATCGCCTACAAGGGCAACGAGCTGTATTTCCGGCTGCCGGTGAAGTGGGAGCCGGTGATGGAGGCGATGAAGCTGGACAAAGGGACACCGAACCACCTGGCGAACCCCTCGCAGGCCCGCCGCTGTGCCTGGCGCCAGATCCTCCGGTGGATAGAGGCGCAGCTCGCGCTCGCCGAGATCGGCATGGCGGACATCAAGGAAGTGTTTATGCCGTACCTTCTCGTGGCCCAGGACGAGACGATGTATCAGCGGCTCGAGAAGGGAAAGTTCCCGATGCTGACGAGGGAAGCGGGAAAATAACCATGAGCGGTCAAGCATTTACGGTCAGTTTGCGAAATTGCGCAAGTTTCAGGTTTGAGGAATAATTTGACCGACGCGGATCTTAAACGCCTGGAAGCAAAGATAGACCGTCTTCTTAACCTGTTCGGTCTAGAGGGACAGCCGCGGCCGACCGTCGCGGACCTCGAGCGCAGAGCTCAGGACCGGGTCATAAGGTTGACAACCAAGAAGCGACTTGGTAAAAGGTCTCATGGCGGTACGACCGTACAAGAATAGACCTGACGAATGGTGGGTCGATGTCCGCGGTGGCCGGTCTCAACGTATTCAGGAAGTCTTCAAGGGTACCAGGGAGAACGCGGAGACCTACGAGCGAGCGCTCCGGCAGCAGCTCGGCAAGCCGGTATATCGGAAACAGGTGGTCAATGCCCTGGTGAAGGATTTCCTCGAGTACGTCAGGCTTCAGTCATCCCCCAAGACATATAAAGACAAGAAGAGGATGCTTTACTCATCCGTCCTCGGTTTCTTCGGCAATATGTACCCGGACCTCATCACCACAACGACGATAGACACGTTCCAGAAAAAACGGAAGACCGAGATCAATGCGCCCCGGCCAGAAGGTGAGCAGCAGCGGTACAACCGCGGCGGGAACGCCCTGATAAACAAAGAGGTCCTGTGCCTCGCCTCTCTCATCTCATGGGCTCAGGAAAGGGGCCATTGTAATAACCGGCTGTGTCAGTACAAGCCCCTGCCCTACAAGCGGCCCAAGCCGGTCATCCTTACGCCGGAGGAGACTCAGGCGATCATGGACAAGGCCGAGCCGTTCTGGCGCTGCGTGTTCTTGTGTCTGTACCAGGCCGGCATGAGGTTGACAGAGGTCCTCACCTTGACCAAGGACCGGGTCCACCTGGACGTGATCCGCAAGGGCAAGGAAGTGATATCCTACGGGGTCATTCACGCGATCGGCAAAGGGAGCAAGGAGAGGTTCATCCCTATCACCGAGAAGCTGCACTTCGCCCTGAAAGAGCACCTGCCCTCGGTTAAGAAAAAGGCCGGCGTCGTCTTTCCCAATTCCAAGACGAAGGAACCGTACACGGACATCAGGAAGGCCATGGAGCGGGCGAGGAAGGCCGCAGAGGTGGACAAGAGGGTGACACCTCACCTATTCCGACATAGTTTCGCCACGCATCTTATAGAACACGGTGCCGATATCCGGGGTGTCCAGGAGCTTTTAGGCCATGAGGAGCTGACAACAACGCAGTTCTATACCCATGTCGCCTTCGGCCACATGGTCAACACTATCAACAAGCTAGAGCCGACACCGTCTGTGAAGGTGCGTAAACATTGACGTTCACCACGTGGTGAACGGTATATGCTCTATGTTGCTGACATGATTAATGAATAAAATAGACCATAGTACTCGTAATGAGCAGGTCGCGGGTTCGATTCCCATCGTCGGCTCCAGAATCTCAAAGCCTCTTGCGATAAAATAATCCCTTCTGCAGTTCTTTCATCATCCATCATCGGAGGATCTTGTATTGCCCTCGGAAGGTGCGCGGGTTCCCGCCCTAAGAGGCTTCGGAGCTGTTCTCCGGCGGGGATGGGAGGGTGAAGGCGGAGGAGAGGAAGACGGTGAGCATCTTGCCGATGCTGCCGTTGAGGTCGAAATCTCCGAGGTCGATGGTGCGGTTCGTCATCTGTTCGTAGTGGATGAAGACCATCTGGGAGAATGCCCGGTCCCACTCGACGACCGTTGCAGGCGGTTCAGCCTGTAGTTCCTTCCAGTACTGGATGCCGATCCTGACGAGGCCCTCCCTGTTCTCTTCGTCGTAGGGCATGAAGAAGAATCTCCCCAGTTCCCGCGCGAGGTCGTGCATGTCCATGGCCGCCCCTTCATCTTTGAGCCGGGGGACTGCAGCCGTCAGGAACCATATGCCGCAGACGAAGGTGAGGACCCTGTCGCGGGGAAAGGGAAGATCCTCACCCGAGGCGTTAAGCCTGTCCATGAGCGAAGGAAGGAGAAGCGCGGAGATATCGGCTGACACGGACCTCGCCAGCAGTTCGTTAAAACCCTCGCAAGGCCCCAGGGCAAGCAGGCACGCCTCCCCCATCGCGCTGAGGTCGGCCGCCGCCTTATCGAGGAGCGCCTTCGTCAGCGGCTTACCCGCAAGATCAAATTCAGCCACTTTCTCATTCCAGTTCTTCATACCCGTGCCCAGGCAATGGGTGATTGGTAATAGGTTATGGGTTATGGGAACACCCCTGTCCCCCAT